AACGTCAGGATGCCCTGAGAAGCCTTACCTTGGAGCCGACCGAATCCGAAGAAGGCTACGAACTCGTCAAGCTCAGATCCAACCTTGGTGTCAAGGCTCCAGAACGACTGCGCGATAACAACGTCAACGCTGTTCTCAGAGATTGACTCAGCTACCGCGTCGATGATCTTGCGCTCAGGAGTCCCGATCTCAGCCGAGAGATTGGGCGCAGTAATGGCCAGCTTCGCTCGGATGTCGCTGGAGATCTGAGCGGGAGTCCTTGCCATCTACGCTCCAACTCCTACCGAGATCGACGTGGTTGTTCTAGCGGCGGTTGTGATTCTAACCAATACAATGACTTTATCGTAGGACACGGATACGTCTACACCATTGACACTTTGCAGAAGCTCAGATGGCTGAAACTTGTTTGGGTTACCCCTAAAGGCAGAAGACTGAGCTTGCTGATAATTGGACAGGACCCTCAAGGTCTCTGAGTGGATTCTGGCTACGGTATCGGTAGGATTGATAATGCCACCGATGTAGCCATCCAAAATGGAACCATAGTTGGGATGGAAGCGATCGTCTCGGTATCGCTCAGTAAGCCAGAGAGTGAGGTCTTGCGTGAGCTTGTCGTGACCCTGTACAAGATCACATTTCCCGGCAGTGATGGAGAGATCACCGTTTACGACCTTGAGCGAAATGCTCATCACTTCACCTCCATCACAGATAGACACGCCACGTCGCTAGAGTCCATCTGAAGTGTCTGGCTCGCTCCAGCGACACGATAGCGAAGCTTGACTGTGTATGTTCCAGCAGCCAGTCCAGACAAAAGGAAAGACCCGGATCCGGCCAATCTAGAGTTGGCCAAAACAGTTCCAATGAACTGCATGAACTGATAATCGGTGCTGTTGATATTAAAAGCCCAGTAGTAACCACCACTAGCGTTGGTGTTGTACCAACTCCATTGAGCCTGAAAAAGAACTTTGGTGCCAGTCTTGTTCTTTGTCCAACTCATTGTGATGTTTGGCACGTCAACAAAGGTAGTTGATGTGGTATTAGAACCCACAATAGCAGATACATAGTTCACATTAGGATATTGAGCATTCGACTCTTCGGCTACTGCCACATACTTAGTACCATTATGACGCAGAAGTGTGCCACTCGCCGAACCTGCGGTATCAATCTCATCAGCCTTGACAGTCAGACCAGCCCCAGCGATGAAAAAATCATCTGTTTTGAGAGTGTCTGCCGATGCTCGGTAAAGGTTAGTGTCTTGGGCAATGGAGCCACTACCCCACTGGATTGTGCCTCCATTGAAAACGTTAATCCGAGACTGGGTATCTCCAGTCACCGTGGCCACAAACGCCACATTTCCTACGGCTGCCTTTTCGGACTGGATCGTGGCGTTAGTGAAAAGATAGCCTGCTCCAGTACGAGCTATCGAGATATCAGGTACGTTGTTGCCAGGACCCCATTCAATCTTTCCGTCGTCATGAACGATATATCTCTTACTAGTGTCTCCATTGACTGCTGCTGTAAAGCCCTGATCAGATGGAACAGACCCAATGGCGTTGAACGACGTAGCTGTCTGTCCAGGACCGGTCACTGCCGGAATGAATGAGCTAACGGCTTTGATGATGAAGTTGAGCGCCATGTACGGCGGCAGAATTGAAAAAGCAGAGCCAGTACCAGCAGAGGCGGTTGAGCCGCTGATGGTGTGGTTGTGCGAAGAGCCAGCCGCAGAAGATCCACTGGTGACGTTGTGGGTGTGGTCACCAGATTGACCGCCAGTGGTGAACCCAAAGGCAGCACCAGAAGGGCTGTTGTTGTGCGCTGAGTATCCAAATGATCCAGATGAAGTGTCGTGGTCCGTACCGATAACGTGCGTGTGGCTCGCAGACGTTCCACCAGTGACATACGAACCGGCGCCGTGAGTGTGCGTGGCCTCTGCTGCGTTGACCAGGGTGCCCACAGTGTGTGAGTGAGCAGGAAGCTCTGTTGTGGTCAGCGTGGCAGTCTTAGCACCACCGGTCTCACCCATGGTGTCGAACTCAGTCTGGCCTGCGTCCCGGCCGACAGGGAATCTTCCCTTAAGATTCGGGATGTTGAAGGTAGTCGAACCATCTCCAACACCAAAAGTAGTTCCAATGACCCCGAACAACGAAGAATAAGTTGTTCTGCTGATCGCCGTTCCGTCACAGACCAGCCAGCCAGATGGTGGCGAAGTGCTCGGGTGGAGCTTAATGGTTCCGATGTCTGGATCAACCGTGGTGGTGATCAGGCCAGCCACCTTCAGGTTGCCCATGATGTTCGTGGTGCCCTCGTTGCCGATGAAGGTATCGCCGGGCTGAGGAGTGAGCGTAGGGTTAAGTTGAGGGTTCTGCTGAGGGGCTCGGGCCATCAGCGTCCATACGCTACTGATCTTTTTCAGATACCACTGAGAGCCTTGAGTTGGATAGACAATCCCGCCGAATGAAGCCTTCGCCAGGTCGATGACGTACCGAGCCCCGCGAGAGTCGATGGCGAACGACTGCTGATCATTGATCTTGGTCTCAAGGATCGTCACCACGGGAGTGTTCTCTTCCGCGTGGATGGGGTTCTGGTATGAGACGTTTCTAGTCATCAGATGCCCATTGCGATTGGCAGGCCATCAGTACCACCCTTTGGAGTGCTAGGGCAAGAGATGGTGGGATAGGTCTGGAATCCCTCTTTGAAATCAAAGGTGTGAACCACGCCCTCAACATACACAGCCACATTGTGGTTGACCAGATTCATCCTCATGCCTGGATAAAGCTCGGGCATGAAGCAAATCTGCACGGTTGTTGAGTATTGCTTTGACCACTGCTGAAGGAATGTGTAAAGGGACGAGAAAAACTCGTAGTAATGGCTCCTGATGATGCTCAACTGGTTGGTCATCGGTCGCAAACCAAAGCGCTGTAGGAAGGCGACTGGATCAGACAGGAAGCCAGTGTTTGACTGCATGGCCAAGACCTGATCCATGATCGCCTTACTCATGATGCTGACCTCACCAGAAGAGGCGATCCAGTCAGCTACGCTCACACTTCCGTTACCGCTGTCTGGGCTCGTGGTGTCTCCCACCGTGTAGACGTGGGTCACAAGCTCATCATCGTTGATCTGAAGCTTTAGGTCGATAATCTCTACGTCCTCAATGTCCCAGACAGCCGGTGTTTCGTTGATCCCAAAGTAGTCTGGGAAGAACGCGATGAAGTCTCCATTTGGACCAGACTGGAATGACCGCATCGAGCCTGAACATGTCTGGGAGATGCTTGTCAACAGAGACTCATCGTTGGCTGGAGCAAAGTCCCCCTGAAGAAGAGTCGACAGCGTCGTGTCTATGTACTGTGGGTTGAACAAGATGTTGAAGAGTCGATAAGCCGGATCGACTCCACCATTCTCATTAGTGCTTGTCCACGTCCCTGTGTTGTCGTTAAGCGAGTACAGCATGTTGATCGGCCGGGTGATGAAGTTGGCCGTGCTGCTAGGACCCTTAGAGCCATCCAGTCTGACGTGAGCCGTGTTGATCTGGACAGGGTTGCCGGCCTCAATAAGCTGATCTCCACCGATGTACATGGCCACGTGACCGATGTCTGGAATTCCATCGCCACCAGAGTCCGGGGCAGACCCAGAGAAGAAGATGAGGTCCCCTGGAGCCAGATCATCGATGGTCCACCGCGTACCGCTGCTCTTGGGCACCTGGTACTTGAACGTCTTCCTGGCCTGTCCCTCTGCGCTGTGTGGAAGATCAAGCTTCACAGTCGCGTACGCCTTCATGGTGAGCCCGGAACAGTCCCACGTGGGTGGGTTGTCGGTGCCATCGCCACGGTGGCCAGGAACGGAGTCGTCTCGGGGGTTTGGTGATCCGTATGGAATACCAATCTGCTGCTTGGCGAAGTCGATCACAGTAGCAACTTGCTCGTTCGAGCTTGCTCCGTAGAACTTCTGGAAAAGCGCCTGCATGGGGTCCTGGCCCACGTTGACTGCTGGGTTGGTCAGGTTCAAGGATGCAGTGTATGCAGACACGCTTGGGGCAGCCTGCTTGATGAAGGGAAGCGTGTCGGGAGGATTGCCCAGCCCGAGAGTGTTGCTCCAGTAGCTCCAGTTGGTCCCTTGGCCAGAAGCAATCCAAGCTTGCTTGATGTTGGCGATGGGATCTTTCAACTGGTCTATGGTCAGGTTCTTTCCTGATGTTCCCTTGTGGTCAAGACCAAACAGTCCATACATGTCCCGGCCGCTACCGAGAAGACCAGTATCGTCCTTGTGATAATTTGGATCTCCACCAGATAGCTTTACGACGTAAGCAGCGGCAAGCTCAATCTTGTCCTCAGACACACCAGACGCAGTGCTTCCCCACACACCCTTTATCAAGGATATTATCTGATTCTGAGTGTACGTACCATTAGCTCCATTGGGGACTGGCGTATTGCCAGAAGTAGAAGTCCAAGGATAGATCAGTCCATTGGCTATACCACCTCCCTGGATGTATCTGAAGAGCCTATTGAAAACTTCCTGTTGGTCAACCAACTGGATGTTCTTCTTCATGAAGTCCATGAACTTGGTAGGGATCTGCTGAATCAAAACCTGGTTCGCAGGCCACCCACCAACCTTAGTCAAAAGGTCATGAACGATAATCCCTGTGAAGGCATCTGGCTGGCTCTGGATGACATCCTGGTTCCCGTTGGTATTGACCTGCGGGTTGAGCAGGATGAGAGACGATGGAAGACCCTTGTCCCAATACGTGTACTTCACGCGCTTGAGGGTGCAACTAGCCTTGATGTAAGCCTCGGTCGGGAACAGGTCGTAAGCTGGTACAATGTCCAGATAGCCTGTGAATACCTGAATCCAGGTAACTCTCTTCATCCAGATGACAACTTTGTCCATCCGACGAAGACGACCTGTGTACTTGCCATTTTTGTTGTTCAGGTAGAACTCAGCCATTGAAAGAGAGTCGACAGCCCTGATCACGCGACCACGAAGCACGTCCCTGGAAACATCTATCTCTTTACCGCCAGAAGCAATGACAATCCTGATCTGGGGAGCATAGATGAGAGTCTTTGAACCAGGAGGCTGCGTCGGCTGGATCGGAGGAGTCGGGTCGGTCATCAGTCTCCTCTGCCAGTGTTTCTCGATCCGGGCGCCGCGTTCTGATCATACTTGGACCAGTCTTCTGCCGGCAGGACAAAATCAGCCTCGGTGAAGACCTGCCCATCATAGATGCCGGTGTAGTCTCCTCCAGTGCTGAAGTCGTTCGTGATTGTGTTCAGTTCGTCCTTCGCCAGCATCATTGAGAAGCTCAGAAGCGGGCCGACCTCGAACTTTTGAACTCCTAGCTGGTTGGTCATGATGTAGCCGAGATAATCTAATTGCTGACTTGGCCACAGAAGTCTTGTAGGATTAAGACCATTTCCACGCTCATTCGTGGTTTCTCTCATGACTGCTGTGAGGAAGTCTTGTAGCGCTGTCTTGTTCTCAGGGGTAGTACACTGAACGACAAAGTTGAAGGCTTGCTGAGTAACCTTGATGGAGATGTTGTTTCTTCCGAGCCTCATCGTGTTCTGAGTCAGATTGTTAAGAAGTGCAGTTTGGTATCTGACAATGAAGATTTCACGCTGACCCTTGGTCGGGGATATCAAAAGTGCCAACGCTACCCACCTCCGCTGGATGAGGCTCTTGGTAAGCTACAAGCTCCTCATCAAATGGAACGAATAGACCCCATCTAACATCAAATGAAATGCCGCCCATCTTGCGATGCTCGACAAGCCTCTGATTGTTGTTAGACGGCCTTGAGATCGATCCGTTTGAGGAGAACGAGCTAGCCATCAGTCACCCCTGCCAGTTGATGGACCATGCGGCGCATTGAGAGTAGGATCAATATTCTGAGTGATGTCATTGTATGGGTTCTTCTCGTACCCAATACCATCCTGGAAGTACTTCAACTCGTTGTCTACAATGTCTCCGGTTATAAGACCATTGAAGTCGTCTTCTATCTCGAACTGTATCTGAAGTGGTCTCAGGACATTCTGCAAATCATCTGCAACAGAGATTGACTTAAGGAACACATCTAGGATGTAGTTCCTGTCGGGGTATGTGAACCTGATTGGTTTCTTATTGTTTCGTTGCCATAGAGATGTGTCCTTGAACCACTTGATGACATCTCTGAAGTAGGCATAAGCTCCAGGCTTACCGTTGACTGTCTTGCTGCTACCAGACTCAAGCTCTATTTGAAGAGTGTCGTAGTTTACGCCCAATATTTGAACTACTCTGCCACCGTAAGTTGGGTAGACCTGCATTCTGAGGTTGTACGAGTATGAGATATAGTTCGGATTCGTACGCACGATGAAATTACGAACACCTCCGCTGAAGGTCAAGAGCGCTGCCATCGCATGTTCCCGTCAGTAATGTGTCTTGCCGTCAGGCAGATTGACCTTATCAGTGTTGGTGTTGAAGTACTTCTTTGCCTCATCTGAAAGAGTAATGTAGACGGTGTTGGCTGCGTTTCCTCCAGCGGCCGTAGCTCCAGCAGTGCTTCCTCCAGCACCGATGTTGGCAGCGTCGTACTTGTCGTCCTTGCCGCCAGGACCCTGGATGTAGTAGCCGCTCTTGGGGTCATTGAACTTGGCGTAATTCTCGTTGTACCACTTAGCGATGTTGGCACCAGCCACACGGTTACCATCAACCATGACCGGTTTGCCATCTGGGCCATAGAGAACGAAGTTCTGAAGATTGTCTCCAGCATTGTCCAACAGAGTGTTGATCTGTGGGCTGTAGTAGCTGTAGGTGTTAATCAGAGCACTGTTCTTCTCTTGATCCGCGATGGACTGCTTGTTTCCAGTCTGAGTAGAAGCCCAACCATGGAAGTCATCCAGGCCGTGCCACCAGTTCTGGAAGGAGTTCTGGTGCTCAGTCTTGATAGTGGATTGCTTGTTGAAATCATTTTGTCCTTGAGTGACAAAGTTAGGATTGGCTGCTGCCTCCAGCATAAGTTCTTGAGCCGTCTTTGGATCTATGCTCTGTCCAGTTATCTGGTTGTAGGCAATCCTGAACAGAGCAGCCCTGTTCTCTATGCTAACGCCAGACATGCTTGCGTATTGAGTCGCAAGATTGTGGATGACTCCTTGCAGGGCATCGAAACCTCTGTCAGCATTCGCTCCAGCAAACGCCGCACCACCGATGTTCCCAGTCAGTCCACCGATGATGTTCTGGATCTGAGGATTCTGAGCAGCAGCAAAGACAGTAGCCGCACCAGAAGCATTAGGCCCGAGATAGGTGTTTCCAGCAAATGACCGGATAGCTCCACCAGCTATTCTGGCAGCATCTCCAGGGCTGGCTCCCTGGCCGATCAAGAAGCCGGTGAAGTCTTTGAAGGATGAGTTCGCAATATCCATGCTGACTCCGGTACCGTCCAGAGTCTTCTTCAATGTCGCAAGCTGTTCCGCAAGTGCTTGAACAGATTCTCCGGCACCGAGCACGTTGGTCTGAAGCAACTGAGCCGACGCCGCTGGACTCATGTTATAGTCTTTGGCTGCCCCGTACATGAAGTTCACGGCTGAACCGAAGTCTCCCTGAGCAAAACCTCCAGTACGACTAGCCCACCCTTGCTGAACGGCCGCACTGTAGATTTGAGCAGCCTCATCTCCAGAGATGAATGGAGACATAGCCATGATCGATTGGTTAGCTCTTTGCTCCAGTCCCCAGCCGGCACCGTACTGAGAGTTGTTAGCCGAAATAGCCAAGGCACGAGATTGGGCGTAAGTCTCCAGTCCTGCGTCGACAAGCTGAAAACCGGTATATCCGAGAGCGCCAGCTATGCCAATACGACCAAACGCAGCAGCAATGCCTCCGCCGCCTCCACCAGTGAGAAACTGTTGGGCGGCCGGAAGATTGTTGGCAATCAGCCGAGACGCAGCGAACGTCCGTGCGGTGCCAGTCTGACCACCGTACTGAGAGGTGGTGACCATAGAACTCTTCCTGTGACGAAGAGCCCAGTTGTAGTCCTGGTTGTAAGCAGCAGCGGTCTCTTGAGGAACTTCGTTCTGCCCTTGACCACTGGCGCTCGCCAACCACGCTGCCTGTGTCAACTGGTTGACAAGCTCTCCAGCCTCAAGACCACCTCCAGGAGCCCTAGCAGCCATGGCGCCACCGCCCATGCCACTAGCGTTCTCCTCCATCTCACCGATGCGCTGAGCCTGACCAATCTCGCTCTGAATAAGCGGAACTGAGCCTGTGTCCACCCGGCCACCCGAGTAGGACATGTTGCCGCCCTCGCCACCCTCCAGGCCAAGAGAGGGCATCCTGACGGTCTGACTGGTCTCACGGATGGAGATGAGATAGCTGTTAAAGTCGGCTGCTGCCCTTACGGCAGTCTGAAAATCCGTAGCAATCTGCTGGACGGCTGCCTGGACATCCCAGAGGTTACGAGCGGAGTCCTCCGACATGTTGATGTCAAGATTGGCCTCTGCCCCATCCGAGTCACTGGTGAAACCGGAGTTGCCAGTAAGGTCCTCAAAAGGCACCTCTTACCTCCACTCCGTCCACTCGCTGCCACCATTCAGGGAAGCCTGAGACTTGGTATGCAATGTGCCAATCTTTTCGAGCAGCTTCTCCATGTCTTCTAGGTCATCTACTCCATATGTATGACCTGGAATAACATCAGGATCGTCGACCTCAACCCTGGGGAAAGCTACTTCATACAACTCTTTGCTAGTGCCCCTAAGAATGAAGTGAAGTAGCTTCTTGATCTCAAAGTCTCGATCTGCTTGCTCTCTCTTCTCGGAGAACTGGTAGTATCCCAAAGCCCATCTTTGGATCCTAGACTGATCCTTGCCAGTTAACTTCCCTGACCTGTAGGCCAAGCCGACCTCGAACTCAAGTCGTCGACTCAGCCTGAGGATTTTCCCAGCTTATCCACGAGAGCAAGAAGTTCTAGCTCCAACTCTCGGTATTTGTTGTAGATCTGATCGACAGCTAGAGGGTAATAGTCCAGAAGGATCTCAAACTTCTTGACGATGATCTGATCAAATTCGTTATCGGACATCGGGTTGAAAAGAAGCTTCCCGTCGATCGTCCTGATCGCTGCTGCCACCACAGCAGTGCGATAAGCCCTGCCCCAACCATCTGAGTTGAGGTAAGGCTTTGTAATTTCAGAGACCTTCAACTCTTCTGCAATAGTAAGTGTGCGCAGATGGATGTTGCGGTTAAAGACCTCTACGAACCTCTCCTTGCGACCAGCATGCATGAGGTCAACAACCTCATCTTCTTCATCTGCGGTCAGCACAGGCTCTTCTTCGGCTGCTTTTGCAGCAGCCTCCTTAATCTCTATCCTGCGCTGCTCCAGGAGAGCATCTGGATCTGGGGGGATCAGTCCATCATCAGAAGGACCCTCCAAGGTGGCCATGGTCCTTCTTATCTTCCCCGGCATGTCTACCCTTCAGAGGTGTCGAACGGCCCAGCATCACTGTCATAAAGCCAGATATGAGGGACTCTAACATAGGCGTCGAACTCATGACCAGCAGCGCAACTGGCGTCGAACGACCCGCGCATGTCCTTCACGGCAATAGCAGACAGATCGAGAGGGCTATGACACTTAGGGCACCCGATGAGGTCTGAATCAAGATTGGCTACGTAGGCATCATCGTGCCTAACCCAATTTGTTGGCACCTGTTTTGGGACACTGTCGAGATGAGCCATGGTGTAGTTCTCACCATCATCTTCGGCAGCGAAGACATGCCTACCAAGACACTGCACTTCACCGAAGCTATCTGGTTCAGTCAGAAAGGCTGTCTTGCATAGAGGGCACTCCTCTATAGACATGACCGAAGCTGACTTTGCTATGAAAACACCAGTAGAGATGTTTTCCCACTCAACGTAATCCACTAGCACCACCAGATCAGATGTAGTGATGCCTTGTGTACATGATGGTGATGGCCTTTGGAAGAGTCATCGTACCGATGTTGATGACCTCAGACTCGTCGGCATCCGTTATGGTGCACTTCTCGTAGACCTTGGTTCGAATGCCGTTCGGGAAGCCAGGAGCACGGATGATCTTGTTGCAGGTGATGTTCCCCAGGGTCAACTGAGCCTTGAAGATCTCCAGGATCGAGGTAGCGGTCTCCAGGCCAAGAAGCTCCTGCCAGACTTGCTGGTTCCACCGTTCGAAGTTGGTCAGAGTCAGCGTGCCGGCGCCAACCGCCCTCGGAGTCACGATCTCAACTGGGTTCTCTTCATCGAGCGGCTGGATGGCCTGCGAAGGCGCAACCGGCGCTGGAGCGCGGTCTGACAAGACCTGCATCCATGCCAGTTGCCGACCGCTCCAAAGGAAGACGGTCCACGCAGACCCACCTACACGGGTCTCTGAAGCAGCCATCTATCCCTCTCCTAGCCCTGCGGTGACGTTGGTGTTGAGTTCGGCGTTGTCGCGGTGATGTTGCCAGTGGTGAGGTCGATGCTGTACCGCACCAGGATGTAGTTGAGCGGGATGCTGGCCTGCCACTCGAACTGAACCTGGATCACATCAGGGCGATCGATCAACTGCCTGGTCACGATGTTGCGCCATGCCTGGATGTCTCCGTTGTCCTGGAGAACTCCAAGGATTCCGATGACCTGAGCTTTGACTGAGGCCAGTGTCGTGTCTGAAATGACAGAGCCGATAACCCCAGAAGCGTCAAGGTAGTTCCTGATCTGGATAGCCAGTCTGTCTTCCTGGCCTGTGATGGTCCACTCACGGGTGTACAGGCTGGTTGGGTCTGTTGTCACACCATGGCGAATCCTGATCTGACCAGAGCGCAACTCTTCGATCACACACAGACCGTTGGTAGCCTCAGTGTTCATCTGCTGCTGAGAAAGAACTTCCGTGATGTCTGTAAAACCAATCACGGGCTTTCTGGTGAGAGGTATAGCTACACCCTGAGAGACCGCAATGCCAGCCAGCGCAGCGGCCATGAAGTAGCCGCCGATAGTCACCTCAAGATTGGCCGCTGTCGAGAAATAATTGATCTTGGATGGAGACACCATCAGCACTCTGCGGTTGTGAACCGCCGTGGCGTAGCTGATCCTCGTTGAGGAGCTTACCGGGGTGGTGTGTCCATCTACGCCAACGATCGCCCTGCGTTCTCTTCGGTTCTGGGACTGAAGATTCACATGGGAAGAGACCGAAGCAAATACCGTGTTGTCTCCGGTAGCTGGGACAACAATAGCCACACTCTCGATATCTTGGAGTTTGGCCAAAGCTGTCTGATAGTCACTCAGAATAGGAGAGCCACTGTATGAAACAGCAACAGCAACTATTTCCGTCGCTCCATTGGAGAAAGCCAACTGGCCAGCCAGGGTGAGTGGCGAAGTTAGAGTGCCAGAAGAGTCGAAAGCTGAGCCATATGCATCTTGCAGATCGAATGGGTCTGTAAAGGTTGTGGCATCGAAGAACGTGGAGTCAGTGTACTTGTAAGTGATTCTCACCGTAGACCCAGCAAGAAGCGTACCGCCGAGAACTCTAGTGAAGGTGAATGAGTCGTCATTGGTGTCAAGTACGGTGTCTACACCAGCGTTCTGAACCCGAAGATAGTCAGTGGTGATGGCGTAAACCTGACCAGTGTTCACGTCGGTGATCACGATGGAGTTCTTCTGGGCTCCCAGCTTGGTCAGCGGACCGAACGCCACGGGAGTAGGACCACCGGCATCCGCTGGCACTACGAAGACATCTGTGAAGCTTCTGAAGCCAACGGTGGTGCCGAAGATGCCCACGGCAGAAGGGGTGAGCGTGGAGATGCCGACAGAAGGGCCAGGAACACTCTGCGTGTACACGCCTGGTGGCACGTAGGTTGAGAAGTTCGGTGCCGTCATGTCATCAAGCTCCTTCTCGGGTCTACCAAATACTACGAGATGCTAATGCCAAATCCCATTGCCATCATCTGGGAATGAGTTATTTGGAGCACCGTCAACATTATCAATGGTGGCACCGACCTGGATTTCAGAAAGAGTAGTGAAGACGGCTCCTGGCTGAACTCTAGATCTGGCCTGGCCAACAACATTAAACGAGTATCTGTCTTCGTAAGCTAGTTTGTCGTCGTCCCACGGAACACCGACTGACTCAGTCTGGCCACCAGGAGATAAGATGTCAGACTGTAGAGTCATGTTGATGAGATCTGAAGCCTGAATGGTGTTGTAGAACGGACTAGCAGTAGGCATGACTGCCGCGAAGGCATAAGCCTCAATCAAGCCGTCAGAGATGAGATCTCGCTCTTTAGACGAAAGAGCAAGTATCATCAAATTAAAAGTTCCTTCGAAATACCAGACCAAGAAGATTTCATCGTCTGTTCTTTGTGAAGGATCTAGACCAGAAGCTTGAAGCTTTGTCAAGCTGAACCTAACCCAAATTCCAGGATATTTCTCTTCCACGTATGGGTATTCCAAGTCTATGTTCCCAGCCATGTGAGCAAGCTTTGTGTTGGGATACATAGTAGTGAAGGTGTTTCTCAAAGCCTGGATGATGACCTTCTTGGAAGGAACGACAATAATCCCTTGACCGGGCTCACCCGTTACCAATGGAGGGAAATCAGGCATCAATCAATCCTTGTCGCATCTGATGCATCAGCTTTGGTGATGGCATTAGCTCGGTTAGGATCTATGATCGCCATGAGCCAGTCCTTGGTGTCTTTCTTGTTCTTCTTGATGGCGAAAGCGATAGCCTCTTCCAAGAAGTGTGTAGGCTTGATCCCTGGATGCCGCCACTTCTGTTGCCGGAAGACTCTGACCCCACCAGGAAGCGTGACCCAGCCTGGCTGGCCAACACCCTTAGCTCGCCGGCCTCCACCCTTCATTGGAACGAACTTGCCTTCAAGGCTGTACATCACGAACGGCCTGATGCCTGCGTTCTGGTAAAGCAGATAGCTTCGGGTGACCTTGATACCAACTGTCCCCTTGGCCACGATGGGCTCTAGATACCTGGTGCCCCTCCACCCACGGCGATCTCCATACTCCCGAGCGCGCTGCACCGCCATCTCAGACATTTTCCGAGACTGGGACCGGGGCAAGCGGAACCTCACAGAGGGCCACCCTGAATAGCCATGTTGATGTTGCGGTTGTCCATCTCGATGCCGTAGCTCAGCGGCTCATCCAAGCGCAGCATCGGAACCGTAAGGTCGACCGGGTACAACTGGATCGGGTGGTTGGGGTCAACCTTGCTCATGTAGGTCTTCTGACCGAAGAAGTCTCTACGAGGTACCTGACCAAATCCAGCGCCAGTTCTAACCGATCTAACTCCAACGTCTTCCAGGATGTACCGTTCTCCGAGCACAAGAGGAACGTTGGTCTGTGACCACTGAGCTACGCGGATGATGTAGTCGTTAGTCATAGTGGTCGGTGTGATTTCAAGCTGAGCGGTAACGCGCTCCTTGTTCCACACGCCTCTGTTGGAGAAGTCTTCCTGGTTCTGAGCGTCTCCAACAATCGCCCAAGCACGACATGCTTGCTTGACTCCGTCTTGGTACGTCGTCCCGTAGCACACCGGGCACTTGAACTCGTCTTGCTGGTTGTAGTCAGGGTCATAGCAGTTTGAGCACCGTGGGTGGGTATCTCCATCGATGTTGACGTGGAACATCCTCAGGTAGATGACTTGCTCGCCAACGGTCTGAAGAGCTTCGAAGTTCTGCATCGCCACGTGGTTGCTGGCATATGGCTGAGGAAGTCTGATCACCGCCATCAGGGCTCACCTCTAAGCTTCTTGTCCTTCGCTTCAGCCTGTTGTCTCATCCACTCAAAATGTCCTGGCCCAGTCTTAGTTGCCTTGAAGGCATCAGCATGTGCGTCAGGACCGATACGACTGTATGGATATCTGTTGTTGAAGGTCTGGCTGAATTCACCAGATTCAGGATCAAAGCTATTGTTGTAAAGATTCCATCCACGCAAGTTGCGGTCTTGTATTGCGTCCTGAAAGGTCTTTGCGTGCATCACGTATGGATTTGATACTCCACCCTCACCCTGAGAATATCTTATCCATCTATCAGGAATGTTCTGCCAATGGGGACCATCTGGATCGAGGTGTTTTGGAGCGATGAACTCAAAGCTATCTCCACTGCCTCTATATGCAATCGGAGAGACACCAGGACCAAGAGACTTCCAGCCTTTGCTCTTAGCTTCATCCCATCCGGGGACAAGAGTCATCAACTCATCATTGCGAGTATTTGAGCCATAGGTGTTGTACATGTTCTGCTTGTCGCGGAACCACTCTTCCTCGTTCTCATGAGGGTCACCGAACTCAAGATCTGCTGTGCGCCAGATCGTGTCCGTAGCTCGCGAGATTCTGCTGATCATCAGTGGAACGCCGCTCCCCACGAGACTGAAGGAGCGGCCGGGTAGAACCGGAACGCTCGTGTGGCCGCTGCATAAGCACCAGAGACGAACAGTCCGTTGCCGCCCGAGCTACCACCGAAGATGCCACCAGAGACCAGCAATGCGCCCGAGCCGAGGCCCATCAGCTTCCGCTTTACCAGAGTGAGCATCTCGTCAAGCTCTGCCTCTTCCATCTTCAGCACGGCCATCCAGCGGTCCATGTAGTCCCGCCTGTCCAGGTAGGCCACATCAGCGTTGCGGATGTCGGGCTGCTCAACGTACGAGCGGATGAGGTGCCTTAGAACCTCGATGTAGCCAGCCATGATGAGCAGGCCCCACCAGTTAGTTGGGAACGTGCTGGCTTGGCCAGGAGAAGAGAGCACCCAGTTGGTGATGGGCTGCTTCTTCATGTTCATCTTGTTGACCGCCCAGTTGAGCAACTGCGCGATGCGCTCAGCGTTGAACTTGGTCTGGAATTCCTCAATGAGATGAGGTCCGCCAATCGTGCTGTCGTAAGTGTCAGCGAAGAGGTTGGTGATCAACTGCACCGCGCCCTTCTCCGCATCGTTGAAGCCGTCGTAAGTCGGCATCTGATCACGGATCTGGAGGTACTCGGTGTAGGTCAGATTGACGCCACCGACCTTGTACGTCCACACGGCCTTGAGCAGGCAGACGATGTTGGTCACTGGAGGGGTGATGGTATAGGTGTAGGTCCCCACCTCAGGGTGATCAATGTCAGTGCCTTCATTAGCACTGATGATCAGAGGTCCGATCGGGTCCAAGTCGTCGAAGTTGCTCTCCTGGTAGATGTCCAGGTGAACTGTGCTCGCATCAGCATCAATAGCACCAGAGGCACCAGAGACACGAATACCAATCTTGTCCACACCGAACCGCGAGATCTGCTTGCGGACGACAGACGACTGCCTCAACGAGGGACTGTAAATGTAGTCCCCAGTAGGAGAAACTGGCATGTCACCCTCCCTCGCTAATTAGAACGAAGTGGTGACTATCTGTGGAGGTATTGGAGCAACTTCGGTCGGTACAACTATCACCTTGCTGATCTCAGGCTTAACAGTTCCTACGCCAGAGTCATAAGCGTTGGAGAAGGCTGTGGAGAATGCTCCTCCAGTTCCACCAGAAGTCTTAATCAAAGTATGGTAGTTGATACCAAAAGACTTTGAAACCTGGGTAATACCAACTATCCCAGTGTTGTAGACGATCGCCTTACTGGCTGAAACTGAGCTTCTCACTCCATAAACAAGACCAAGGTTTACGGAGCTAGCGATTGGAACTCTCACGCCGTAAGCAATAGCTTCGTTCTTGGAAGTTGTAGCTCTCACACCATACACGACATTGAAGACTTTGCCTTGAGGCGTGATCATCCTGTCAGAGTAGATTATGGAGTAACCAAGATTTGTGACCTGTTGTCTAACCCTATATTGTAGCGCAACGCTAAGGCCAGGACTGATCACAACCCTGACACCGTAGAAGATGTCTACGGAGGTGCTAACGGTAGCCATCTTCTACCTCCTTACTGGAAGAACGATAGGAATTTGGTTGCATCAAATGGTGGAGGTCCGCCGCCAGGAGCAAACACCACGTCAGTCCAGTAGTTAGCATTCGTTCCGACACCAAATGGGTAAACATCAGGATCGCTGTTAAGCGCGAATGTTCCCTGGTACAACTGACCAAGCCCGATCGGGTCTCCACCATTGCCATCAGCATTGACATGACCACCAGCACCAGTGTGACCGGTGTCGTAACCATGGTTGGTTGCAACGTACCGGCCGCTGCTCCCACTGTGGATACCAACCCTGTATAGGTTGTTTGTGCTGACAGACAATGGAGAAACCAGAGGGATCTCATTCCACGCACCTGGGACAACTGTAGATCCTAGGAATGTGGCAGTCTGAGCGAGCTTGGTTCCCAATGGTGTTGCGATGTTGTCGGCAGTGTCTACGTGCCAGATCGTGCCACGGTAAACCGCAGATCCAGCAGTCTGGGCATTCAACGTTGCGAAGAATCTAATCGCCGATATGGTACCAGACTGGGTGAATCTGATAGTGGTAGCTGTAGTGATCCCTCCAGTACCATCACTGAAGTCATTCTGTCCTGTTGTCGGACCATCATCATTAGTCCATAGTCTCTCCTCACCATCGAGAAGAGAATTCCATCCAGGAGGATCGGCACTAGCTACGGCATTCTGACGAGACATCTCATCAGCGCCACCACCGGTAACATCCTTGATCGTTGTGTTGGCGTTGGGCTTACAGATCCAGGCGCCCTTTGGCACTACAATGTCATTGAGATTGGCTGCACTTTTAGTACAAGAAGAAACTATGTTTCCATCAGAAAGATTCGAAGACCAAACAGCCATAGCGGCTATGTCGCCAGAATCAAAACCCTGAGGATAGATGTTCCACGTAGAAAACATCTGAGCGGTAGCTGCATTGTCAGTGTGGTTACCTGCGCCAACACTCTCGCCATGAACCCACGTAAGGGTAGCCAAATCGGCATAATGCATTCTGTAGTGCGTAGTTCCGGCTGCCTTGCTGAAGACATACCAACGCCACACACTGTCATTCAAGCCGGCAGGAAGAGAACCAGAATCAGGGAATCCGTTAGAGAAGTCACCGTCTCCAAAGAGTCTTCCACCAGAGTTATTGCTCAAGAAGAACTGTCTAATTGGGCTAGTTCCGTCTGTTGAGTTGTAGCCTCCAAAAAGACCCCAGTTAGAACTAGGCGTTCTAGCCAAAACAGCTATCGTGAAGTTTCCTGCCAAGGCAGTAGAGAGACCCGAAGAGCCAACACCGAAATCGACATGAGAACTACCGGCGAATGAACCAGTGAACGACTTCCCTACGAAGCTCACTAGTACCCCTTAGCGAATGCGATGACATCCCACTTATCGTCGGTGACGTTGTATCTAACACCAAGGTAGTCAGTCTTGTTGATCGCGGTAGAGAGGGTAATGGAGGTAATGTCAGAACCGAACCGATACTTAGTATCGAGCGCAAGGGTTCTGCTACCGGTACCGTCCTGCCTGATCGCGAACACAATCATCTGAGTCTGACCGGCGCTTGGAGCGTTGGTTGGATTGCCCAGCGTGCGGTTGCCTCCGAGCGTCACCGTGAAGTGATCATTCAGCGATGCATCAACCGCGATAGTGGCAGCATCAGTCAGAACAGAGTAGGTCCGCAACGTCCGGCCAGTTCTGACCATCCCTGGAGCAGTGACCGTGCCTGTAAAAGTAGGGCTAGCCAGTGGAGCTAGGCCGGCTGCTGTCAGATCTGTAGCAACCTGTGCGGGCGTACGACTAGCCCATGCGCTCGACTTGGACTGGATGAAGTTGTCAGTCGTAGCGACAAGACCAGCAATCGTCGTGAGGTCAGTATCCAAGGGCTGCTTATTGGACAGATCGCTCACCAGGTTGGTCACCTGAGACTCTGCGATCGTCACCAAGCCCTGGAGGTCAGCCGCTACCTGAGCCGGTGTTCGTGATGACCACGCATTTACCTTGGACTGGATGAAGTTGTCCGAGGTAGCGGTGAGTCCAGCAATGGTTGTGAGGTCTGCGTCTAAAGGCTGCTTGTTGGATAGATCCGTCACCAAGTTCGAAACCTGGGACTCTGAAATTACAACCAAGCTCTGAAGGTCGGCAGCAACCTGTGCAGGAGTTCTGCTAGCCCAAGCAGAAGCTTTCGACTGGATGAAATTGTCAGTAGTCGGAATCAGCCCAGCAATGGTCGTTAGATCAGAGTCCAACGGCTGAAAAGTGCCAGCAGTAGCTAGGTTGTACAGATCAGTGACAATAGTTCGCATGTCTCCAGCACTGATCAACCCGGTAAAGTTATCGGGGAGCAGCGCCAGCATGTCATCCAGTATGGTCATGCCGCAGTGTCTCCGAAGACCACGAATGTGCCGCCATCATTATCTACGGCCACTGTATTTGCAGCCGTCCTGCGTACCCACACCGCCTTGCAGAAGCCAGCGTTGATCGTGCCAAGCGAGAGAGCAGTACCACTGCTTGATGGAGCGGAGAACGCTCCAGCGGCACCACCAGGACTGGTAGTGGTGTTTGCAGCCGTGAAGGCTTGAGCAGAAGAAGACCCGATCGCTGATGAAGCGATGTTGTCGATCGCGATGTCCAGCGAGGTGCCGCCAGCCACCTGAGACGAGATGTAGATGCCAGCGTTCTCCAGGTTCAGCGTGCCATGGCTGTTGTGGACGAAGATGCACCGGTACTCGACTGCGTTGGCTGCATTTTCAGCACCAGTGACATTGTCAAAAAGGTTATTTAGCGTCGCAGTCACGATCTCAGTAGTGGAGATGTACTTGCCGATCGAAGAGTTGATGTCAGGCTGCGACAAAGTGTTGCCCGCCGAACCGCTTGTGGTGGACAACTTGATCTTGATGTCCGCTGCAACAATCGCCATGGGCTCTCTCCTATGCAGTCCTCTTCCACATATAAACAACGAACAGCGGTAGAAGGTTATTAGCTGATGCCGGTGTCGAGTTGGTGTGGGTGTGAGTGCTGCTGTTGCTAGTCGCCGTAGAGGTCAAAGTGTGGCTATGTCCTCCAGCGGCACCAGTAGTTGGCGTGGAGTGACTGTGTGATGGAGTAGAGTTCCAAGAGTTATGTGAGTGAGTAGCAATTGGAGAGCTTCCTGAGTCTCCAAGAAAACGACTGGTCTGAGAACCAACAGTGCTCGTAGGGTGGTAGTGGGTAACACCTGTGCTCGTTGAACCATTTGTGCCATGAGTGTGATCACTGACAAAGTCAGTCGCGTTACTACTCAATGTGTGAGAGTGAGCAGAAGCAGCATTGGTGTTAGCGTCGATTGTGTGCGAATGAGAGTTCGATCCTCCAGTTGCACCAAGAGCGAATCCAAGACCTCCACCAGAAGCACAGAGGAACCTCTGCCCCACCGCAGTCCACGTACCCACCAGACCGAGCCCTGGGGTCAGCAGAACTGGATCTGTCACACCGGGGTAGGTCGACACCCAGGCGAAGAAGAAAGCTCCAAGCGGGTACGTGGCCACGGCCGGATGAGTGTGCGTACCAGAGGCGTACTGGTTAGCTCCAACACCGATCGTGTGGTGAAGAGACGTGGTGCCTGAGTCCGTATCTGGGCTCTGGTGCGTGTTGGCCTGAGCGAGCTTGTTGCCATGTCTGAAGGTCGCACCGTCATGAGTGTGAATTTTCAGAGTCGCTTCGGCTTGCATTGCTACTAGAGCATCACCAAGATCACGGTGATTCTGTGTGTGTGTTCTGTCCGAGTCGCCCTTGTTTCCAAGTTTTGTTGTCGTCGGAGTTGAAGGCACATTGAATACGTCATTAGCGCCAGGGAAGAGAGTTGGCATCAGGCTGTCCTCTCCCAGACGTTAACACTCAGATAAGGAGGTATGTGGCTATCAGTTGACATTGCGGCAGTGTGCGTATGGCTTCCTTGGCTATCTGTGCCCGATAGAACGTGTCCGTGATTGCCAATACCATTGGTTGAATTAACGCCATGGCTATGAGATGAGTTATTTGAGCTTTGAGTAGAGTGCTGATGGCTGGCAGCAGTCATCGCAGAGCCACCAGCCCCACTTCCATGGGACGTATCTGAAGAGCTATTGAAATCAGTGTTGCCATGCTTATGACTAAAGTTAGCAGTTCCTGACCCATTGTTAGAGTGAGTGTGATCCCCACCAGCATCAACTCCAGGAGAAGTATGAGAGTGGCTACCAGTCGTGGAGAAAGATGGAGTATGGGTGTGGGTGGTCGTTCCTCCAGTAGTGCCACCAGTGAAGGTCGAACCAGCAGCCACGATGAATTGACCAGTGATCTGACTCCAAGTCCCAGACAGCCCGTGTGTTGGGTTTGGATTTCCAGTCAACTCAGTAATGAAGATCGACCCGACTGGCCAGACATCAGGAGCGCCATGTGTATGGTTGCCGGCTGCTCCCTGATTCGCACCCGTGCCGATCGTGTGGTGCAGAGCAGTGGTAGCGGTGTCGGTGTCAGGGCTCTGATGAGTGCGAGCCTGCGTAAGCTTCGGACCGTTCCTGGTTGTTCCATCATGAGTGTGTGCAAGAAACGTGGCCTCAGCCTGCAATGCCATGATTGCCAGACCAAGATCTGCATGGTTCACAGTCGCGGTTCGAGAACTGTCGCCGGCTGAAGCCAAAGCCGTCGAAGCTGGAGCAGATGGCTCCGTGAAGACATCATCCGACGATGGGAAGTTGATGCCCATTAGGCAGTCCTCCTCCACACGTAGAATGCTTTCCAGCTTGGAAGATGAGCAGTAGACGAAGAACCAGATGTATGAGAGTGAGTGCTTGAGGTAGAAGTCCCACTAGTTATCGTATGACCATGATCTCCAACACCGTTGTAGTCATTCATGGAATGACTGTGGTTGCTGGCACCAGGATCATAAACAGCGCCGCCAGAGCTTCCGTGAGCGTGACTGTTATTGCCACCAGTTGTGCCAACCGCCGAACTGTCAGCAACAGAACTGCTTACGGTAAATCCATTGTTGGTCTGTGTGTGACTGTGAGGGACATCGGTTCCAACGAGACTTCCACCATTGGTGTGTCCGTGAGTTCCAGCAGCGTTGATAGTGCCAGAAAGAGTGTGGCTATGTGCAGCATCAGCGCTAGTATCAGCAACAGTGTGAGAGTGGCTTGAAGAGTTTGCCACTACTGAACCGCTATACGTGAATGTTCCGCCAACACCGATTAAGAAAGCATCTTGGATCGCAACCCATGTCCCACCAAGAACACCGCTCGGGTTAGAAGACAAGGTGCTGATGTAGATGCACCCAACCGGCCATGAAACAGAGTTGGCGTGGGTGTCTTGGAACTCTCCAAGAGAAGCGTGGTTTCCAGGCGCAGCCTGATTAGCCCCATGCCCAAGTGTGTGGTGGAGCGATCCAGAAGCCGTATCCGTATCGGGGCTCTGGTGAGTGTTGACCTGGTTCAGCTTGTTACCGTGACGGGCTGTCACGCCATCGTGTGAGTGGATCGCCAGAGTGGCTTCAGCCTCCATCGCCTCGATGGTGTCACCGAGATCACGATGGTGCTGAACATGATTTCTAGATCCAGTACCAGAAGCAGAGAGAGCAGTGGACCCAGGACTGTTCGGGACATTGAAGTTGTCCGTCCCAGTCGGAAAGTTGGTTGCCACTGCTCCCTCCCTTCTGCACTAATTACTGCCAGGTCACGTGCTCTTGGTTGACAATGAAGGTGTTCGGAGCTTGGAACACGCTCCGATAAACCCCCGTCTCCCACTCCGGACCAGTCGGCTTGACCTCTTCGACCTCAACCGAAGTCTCCTCATCGGTAGAGTCCGGAGTCGACTGATCGGTAGAATCGACCACGGTCTCTTCCTCGACTACAGGTGCGGCAGCAGCAGCCTGAGCAGCAAGGATCTGCTCTCGCCAGGTTGCTGAGAGCCTTCCGCTCGCTGGCACATCTTCGATGCCGTTGTCCTTGGCCCACGCACGAAGATCAGCGTCGGAAGCAGACTCGTCCACGGAGGTAGTCGGATCATCAACCAGGACTGGATCTGGCTCTGTAGAAACAGACTCAACAGGAGCTTCTGGAGCCGGATCGACCGGTGTTGGGTCTGGTGGTGGAGTTGTGCTCTGCGGTAGTGACATCAGAGTGACCTCTTCATGACGTTGTCCCTTAACTTCCACACGAGATTGTCATTGACATCTCGGACCTGTTCAATTAACTCAACAGAATCAATGTGAAGGTCACAGAGGGCAGGCACATTATTGTCCAAGTCCTCACTGGACAAGAAGATCTGCTCATGGCAGATCAGGCACTCTAGTGGAGTCAGATTGTTCTTCTTATCTGAATCCAGGGTGTATGGCAGAATGCCACCCATGTCATCTGCGCTCTGGGCCAGAGTCAAGTAATCCTCGACACTAGGATCCTTGGTGACCTGCACCCGACCAGTCCGCCATAGGCGCTGGAATCCAGGATGCAACGCTACCTCAATGGGTAGCTGCTTGACGGAGTCGCGGTTGTACTTCGGTTCGATTCGGAGCACATTGCCCTTACCGTCGTCGTGCGAGATCATGTCATTCATCTTGTTGATGACGAATAACTGACCGGTATAACCTCTCAGGTCGTTTGGCCTAATCATGCCTGAAAGGTCTTCCTTCGCGTCTTCCGGGTGTACGCTCTCAGTTGAGGCAGATGGGTTGTTCCCACCTGTGAAGTCCTCACGAGAGAACCCGCGACGCTCGGGGCTTTCAGGCTTGGCCACCGTTCCGTCTTGCCGAATTATCGGCATGGGTGTGGTCATTGCCTTTTCTCTTTTCTGTTGTCTCCCCGGAAAGCTTGTTGGGGCCAGAGTTCCGGGGAGGAAGACTCTGGCCCCAAGCTTGTACTACAGAGCGGTAATCGTCGCACCGGCAGACAGTGGAACGTACACAATGTCCCACTTGATTGAACCGGTTGTGTTGTTGGCGTCCGTGGTCAGTGTGATGTTGCCACCACCAGTGAGCACAAGAGTCTCAGCGATCATGTTGCTCAGCGGCACCGATGAGTGAGAAGCGGCGACACCGATCTGCAATGCCGTGGCCTTGGTGCCGGTCATCGAAAGCATTGTGCCTACGGTCAACGAGGTGACCAGACCGTTGGCACACATGTCGATGTTGGGATCGGCACCAGTCGGGTCGAAACCAACCTTCAGGTTAGTCGCGGTGGCCGTCATGGCAGTCGTAACCTCACCGAGGAACGACTTGATCGCGACACGTCCAGCAACAGCGAAGATGTTGCCAGTGGCGGTCTGAGGAAGCACCGCAGTTGCTCTGGACACCAAAACGCTACCGTCAGCGTTGACGTTTCCGCCATCGAGCAGTGCACCAGCGGTGAACGCTGTAGAGCTAAGTGCAGCGAACTCGAAATCGTTCAGTGTTACTACCGTGCCAGAAGCAACAATGGTCCTGGAGTTCAAGCCAGAAGCCAAAGAAGGCTGGTACGGCAAAGAAACGTTCGCCGCGTTTGTGGTAACAATGTGTGGCATTCTCTCCTCCTCCTTCTTGAGGAAGGTTAAGTGGGTGGGGGGCTTTTAAGGCCCCCCACATCACCTAAACCTTGGTCATGCGGACGATGCCGCGAGGGTTGAGAATGGCCATACCGATCAGTTCGTCCATGACCCACCCCTTGTGGAACTGTTCCACCTGAGGGTTGTCCTCGACATCGAGCGAGTACATGATCGGCATAACACCCAGGAACTCCGGTGCCGGGGTCAGGTAAACCTTGGCCTTCGGAATCATGATGCTCTTGCCGATCTGGAACTCGCCGAACTGAACGACACGCTCACCGGCCACCACGCGGTCCTTGAAGGCCCAACCGGTTGTGTTGATGTCCCAGCGGTACAGGTCACGGTAACCACGAGGAGAGAACAGCAGACGGGCTGCGTCCAACTCGTGCTCATCCGTGGTCGATACTGCGTCGTACAGCACGTTCGGGCTGATGTATCCACCAGTCACAGTGATCGAGTGGCTGTGCGGGTCACCAGATGCCACCAGGAAGTCCTTGGAGACATAGTTGGTAACAGCAGCCTCAATCAGCGTTACGAGGCGCGAGTCCTCCTGCTTCATGATGGCCTGCTTCGACTCGTCCTGTGCGTACTCCACGATGTTCACGCGGAGCATGTACAGGTCTTCCTTCTTGACCTTGGGGAAGGTCGCGATGCGGAAGAGACCGATCGGAGCGCGCTTGCCCTCGAATGCTGTGATCTTGACTTCGCCCTCGGTGCCATGGAGCAGGTAAGCCTGTCCATAGTCATCGAGAACGTCGTACTCGATCGGAACACCAGGCGTAAGAGGATCTTCGAGAAGAACATTTCTCACGATGCCCTGGTAGCGCAGCTTCAGTTGGATAGGACCGATCATCTGCTGACCGAGCCTCTGAAGACCACCCGTCTTGTCGGACAAGATCTGCGCTAGGCGCTGCTGCTTCTGAGCGTTCGAAAGCTTGGCCGCGCCGAACTTCTTCTGCGCGGTGACAATGTCCCGTACGTACTCGTCTGAAGCGCGGGCCTGACGCTGAAGACCTGAGCCGACTGCCACAAGTGTTGACATGTTTTGCCTTTCCTCCCTTCGATCCTCTTGCTCTATTAAGGCTAAACGCCCTGCTGTGGGTAGATGACAGGAGTGTCGTTAAGCTGGACAACGATCGAAGCGCCGGTAATACCAGCACCAAGATATGGGCTTGAACCAGTTGGACCACCAGATGGCTTGTACTGAATCAGACGAGCAATCGGTGTCTCAACAACGTTGGTTCCGTCCATCAGAGCCAGCTTGCCGGGACCATCAGTGTGAGAAGCGTTGGTCACACCCAGCAGAATCACAGAACCATCCGAAGACGCGGTCTCAGACCATGCCTGCGAAGAAGCGAAAGCTGGAGCGAGAACCTCGAACGTCGCATCCGGACCACCCTGCCACACCGTGAACACGTTGAGGCTGGAGTCGTGCGGATACTGGGTCTCATCAATACCCAGGGTCGGTGCGCAGAACAGCGCGGCCAGACCGAAGGCACGGATGGTACCACCAGCGAATGCGCCAGTGGTGACCGGAAGAACACCGCCACCAGAAGCAGTACCACAAAGCGTGAAGACTTCACCGGCAAGCTTGGCCATGACCATGCCTGGGTAGATGTCCACAGCCTTCGTCCAGTTCGGGCTCAGGAAGCCGCCGTACGGCGTTGCCTGGCTCTGAGCGTAGAGCGGACGAATCGTGCGCTTCTGAGTAACGTTCGTGATGCTGTTAATTCTGAACATCGTTTGCCTTTCCTCCTTCTCTACAACTCAGAAGAGCAGAAGTGTGTCTTCTGCGCTTGAGGCCAACCTTCTATTCTCTGCCTGACGAGCCATAGAAGGCGTACGGGCAGAAGCAGTTTTGCCTAGTACTGGAATTGCACTAGACGTGCGAGCCACACGGCCCTGAGGGATCTGAGTCGAGAAAACTTCCTTCACGCGACCAAGCACCTTGATGGTGTGCGCGGCCACGATCTTCGGCATTCTCTCGATCTCGGCAATGGCCTGGTATCGCGACTCATAAGGCACCAGACCAAGCTCTGTGTAGAGATCAGCCAACTGGTAAACCTGGGATGCTGAAACCTTCTCCAACACCATCGCCTGCTTCGTCGCGCTCATTCTTGGTGCCGATCCCTGGCCATCAGGAATAACACTTGAGGTCTCACTTGAGTTGCCGCCACCCTGAGGCTGGTTGTCAGCATTCTCGTCCCAGGCTGTCTCGCGATACTGAGGCAGAACAGCATCAGGATCAATCATGTTGGCTACAGGAGCCTCAACATTCGCATCCTGATCTGCCTGAGCCACCTGACTGTTGCTCGTGCCCATGTCGTCGGCCTTCTTCTGGACCGAAGACATGATCTGCTCACGATCACCGAAGTCACCAGTCGGGGCTTCCTGATCGAGGTTCTGAACAGTGGTGGAGAAATCAGGTGCGGCCGTCTCTTCGTCGCCGCCACACGCTGGAGCCTCAGCGGCCGGTGGCTCACTAGCGATGTTCTCTCCAGTGTCCACACCCTCTTCGTTCATCGGGTACTCCCCGAGCGCCCGAAGCCTTGCCTGAGCCTCAGCCAACCTCCGCTGACCAAGAGCCTGGCCAACGTTAGCTTGGACGGCTGTTCCTCTACTCACATTGCCCTCCTTTCTAGGTTGGCCGTTGTACAAGTCGTAAGGGTTTGGTTCGTCGCCATCTTCGTCTTCATCCGACTCGTCTTCGTCGTCGTCATCATCCGAGTCGTCTTCGTCACCAAAATAATCGAGATCCCCGCTTTCGTCGTCCGCATCGTCATCATCGCGAACGCCGCCGGCCTTTTCTGTATCCGGATCCTGAAGCTCTTCTGGTGGTGTGATGTAACCGCAGTTATCGCACTCAATTCCGTTGAATGGAGAACCACACTGAGGACACACATCGTCATCCCGAAGCGTGTCCACTTTTGGTGGGGCGATCATTTCTCCATAAGCCAGATAAGTGCTAGAGGCTGTTCTAGCCATCGGCTGAGTGTTCAAGATGATCGTCGAAACAGCACCACTGGCAGCATTCGTAGTTGCCGTGGTGTTAATCCACCCACCGTATTGATTAGAAGCCATCTTGACTCCTTCCGGCACAAGGAGATCCTGCATCACTGCGGTCTCGTCGGCAGGGTCGAAGACGAATGAGATTTCAAAGAAGTTCAGACCACGGCAGATCTCAAAGACCAAAATCCTCTTGGGCTGGTTGTTGACCAGCTTGGTCAACTCTTGACCCTTGTTGTTGAGGATGTGGTCACAGAACTGTTCGGCTGTCGTGGCTACATTTCCACAGTAAGAGCAAGTCGAGTTATCAACGTCGCACCCCATGGACACCGAGTCCATGTCGCCGTTGATGATGTCTCTGGCCAGGTTCGGGAAGGTTTGAGCGTCAACCTCAGGGAGGATGGTGATGTGTGGATCTTCGCTCAGTCCGTGGTACTGACTGGCCAGGATCACGCCACGAGTGCGCTCTGGATCCTGGTTGTTGTGGTTGACGAAGACCGGTCGACCCTGGAAAGTATGAGCAGCCTTCTGTAGCTCCACGGACGGGAAGCCATCGAAGTTCTTGTTGATTCTCGCCGAGATAGCTCGCACGCGCGGGTAAATGTACCCAGGACGCGGCTTGAAGGTGAAGCTACCGAACTTGGAGAGGTCCCGTTGGGCGACGATCAGTTCTGGCCTGTGAATTTTCAGGTCCACAGACGCATACTTGCGAATCGCCACCGACGCTCCTCTCCACCACATTTGAACGAGTGAAGAAGACCTGACCTGGCCATGTCAGAAAAACAGGGTCACGAGCTAAAATTTGTCCTGACCAAGCCACCAACCCGAAGGGCTCCTACGTGGCCAACCGAGCACCGCAAGCACATGGCCGTCAAGCCTACGTAACCGGACGATGCAAGTGTGAAGAGATCTGCCGTAAGGCGGTAAGAGACTACAGCAGAGCTTATGATAGGAAGAAGGGCGTAAAGCCCCAAACAAGCAAGCCATGGACTGAAGAAGAGCTTCATCTGCTAAAGACCAGTGAGCTACAAAACTCTGAACTAGTTCACCTGTTGCCAGGAAGAACACTAAAAGCCATCACTCACAAACGTACCTTGATAGGTGCTGGCATTCTTCAGCGAGGTCTGAGAGTGGCCCGTCCAGGTAACCGTGGCAGGGCTGCTTGGAACAGAGGGTTAAAGACCCCGCTACCCGAGATAGTCAGGGGTAGCAGGGTCAGAAACAGCAAGACCGGGAAGGTCTACCGGATCTGTGGAGTCCATATGGACTCAGATCCGCCGTACGTGTGGCTAGACCGCGTTGACACGATGTTCGGTCGACTCCTGAAGACGACCATCGAGCGCCTCAACGAGAAGTACGAGGGAGTTCAGAACAAGAATGCCAGTGTGTCTTCTGGCGACTCTGAGGCGTTAGCCATGTAGTGAGTTCCCTCAAGATTCAGATTCGTCTTGTTTCGAGCACCAGGACCACTCTCGCCCTCAGACACGAGTCTGTGCTGATCAGTCGGCGAATAATCTTTCCCAGCTAGGTAGCTCAGTCCGTACTTCTCACGAAGCTCTGCGGCTGATTCCTTCTCGATGTGATCATCGTCAGACTCGTCACCGGGGTTATCGGTGCCTTCGTCATCATCATCGGAGTCATCGCGCTTGTGAGGTTCGTCGTGCCCACCGTCGTCATCGTCCGAATCGGGCTCATCGCCTTCGTCATCTGAACCATCGTCGGCATCGTTCTCATCTTCGGCGATTTCTTCGTCTAGGGCTTCGTCGTCATCTGGATCGTCTTCTTCCTCGATGCCGTCGTCGTCTTCCTCAGGTCCCTCATCGTCATCGCCACTGAGCGCCGCACTGCTGGATTGGATCCCAGTGCTTCCTCTTTCTTGATCTGAGGGGACTGCGTAGTTCGGATCGCCGTCTTCGCTATAAGGATTGTCGCCAGTGTTCTCGTACGGATCAAACGTTCCGCCGCCACTGTCATCAACCAGGTTTACATCTCCACTGTCAGAGAGCTTTACGTGGGCTGTAACTACTCTAGCAACAGCCCTTTGAGCCTGACCAGAATGACCAAACCACCCGAGACTCAAGTAGTCCTCAGATGTGCCATCAGACCACACATAGGCATTCCAGCCATTTGCAGTCTTGGCGATAGTCGCAGTAGGCAGAGTAAGGTCATTGGTTACCCAGTCGAATCCACCGCTCTGAGTACGACTCCAGGAAGTCTTGTTGCCAACACTGGCGAATCTTCCTGGCTGCCCCTTGGTCTTGCGGGCCTTGGCGTCCAGAGACCTCATCTCGGAGAACAGCGCGTAGGCGTGCGAGCACATACGGCCCACGAAACTACGCTTCCGCAACCATGCCCAGTGTCCCCAGTCGCAGTCACAAGACCAGCCTGAGACCTGAGTAGAGGTCAACTGCCGGCCCACTCCAGGAGCCACTGACCCGAGACGCTGAACCGTGGTGTAGTACCGACCATGATCACCCTGGATGTACGCGGTGATGACATCGGGCCGGAACGCCTCAACGTCAATCGCGCCTTCGGAACGAAGCCTCTTGGACTTCTGCACCACATCTTTCCAAGCAGCCAAAGCCACCAGACGATCAGATGCGATGGTTTGGAGGTACTCACGCCATGGGGCTGGAGTGTTCGGTTCAAGCTCGAAAGCGCTCTGGGTCTGCATCTGTCCAGGAGGGCCACCAGGCATGCCCACGGCCATCATCTGCTGCTGCATTTGGTTAAGCAGAGCCAAGTCAGCCTGAGACCCAGTCCAGTGCCACCAGCCGTTGTTGTCCACGGCCCAGAACTGCATTAGCTGCTCGATCTGGGACTCGATCTGCGTTGGCTGTGCGTTCGGGTCAGCGGCAGGAGCAGCATGCTTAGCCATCTCGGCCGCACCGGGAACGTTGGCGTACAGAGCCTTCTGGTGCTCGCGCGCCTCTGCCTCAGTGGAGTAGCCCTTAGCTTCCTTGGACTCACCCTTGGCATTTACCACATGGTATCTACCATTGCGCTTTTCGATCTTGTATGGAGCGTGGACTCCACCTTCGCCAGCACTACTGTGCCGTGAATGATTTCGAGCGATGATGGCCTCTACTGCTGAGTGAGCATCCTCGTACGTGTCGTAATGACCATAGTGCTCGCCCTTGGGGAGCTTTCCATTGCCTGAAGCGATCAGGTAGTAGTGACCATCTCCACCACCAATGTACTTGTCATACCCATCGGAGTAATGCTGCGTAGAAGCATAGTGATTGTAGCTTCCTGCCGCGTTAGCATCATCCTGATCGTGGTCGACCAGATCCAGAGGCTCTTGTCCGAATAGCTGACCCTGAAGGTAACGCTCGTGAAGACCAGGAAGGTCACGAGGCTGCGCCTCTACTCCGTTAGGCGTGCCAGAAGCGGGAGCGGTGTCGAAGTCAGCGTACTTGATGGGGTGCTCAACCTTAAGGTTCTTGGTCCCCTTCTTCTTCTTTTTGAGAACCTCATCCACACCATGAGTCTTGGTGTATCCAGCCTCAGTTGGGGTCTTTGGGTTGCTCTCCCCGTGCTGGCCCTTAAGAGGGCTAGAGCCCATAGGCTTGTTTCTCTTGCGACGGTCCTTGAGCTTTCCCTCAGCTACAAGCTCGCGGTGCTCCACCTTGGAGTGAAGTGGAAGAGACTCAGCGCAGCTACACATGTTGGCCAGAAAGTGAAGATCAGCAGTCGTGGAAAGCGCAAGATTAAGAGCAGCAGTGTGGCTCCCACCGCCGTCTCCACCGTCGCCATCACCATCAGAATCCCCATCACCAGAGCTATCGCTGTCAGAATCCGAATCGTCCGAGTCGTCATCATCGTCGTCGGAGTCGTCGTCATCATCGTCTCTAGGGAATCCCGATCCGTAGCCTGATCCATACTCGTGCTGGTGTTCCTTCTTCTTTTTCTTGTCATCGTCCTCATCGGCCGCATACCGGAGGAAGGACAGATCATCCTCAATGACAAGTCTGTCGTGAGAAGACTCGCGCTCAAAATGAGGCAGGCTACCGTCAAACAGATCGTCAGTATCAACGTGGTCTGGGTTGATGGGTGAGTTGTCCAGCCCAACTGGAGAATCATCAGGGATTGTGGAAACATCCAGCATCGGCATATCGCTTGACTGGGCGAAGTGCACCCTACGAGCGCGAGTGTTGGAAAGGTGAGAGTGAGGCTCGAACAGTCCCTCGATATCGGCCTCTACTGGATCTTCGCTCGTGTCGTCGCCAGTCAGCGAGTCAGAAGCGGTACCCATCTCCAGGTGAGGGTCTGTACCTGGCTGGATGGTGGACGTGGTGCCGTCCCAGCCTGGCCCCTGAGGCTTCGATGGGTATGGAAGAGTTGTCTCGTTCTCTTCGTTCGGGATGATCTCTTCTGGGCTCTCTTCAAAACCAGCAGTGATCTGAAGGCCGTCGTACCATCCCTCAAAACCCTCGCCGCTTACCAGGTAACTAGTCCTGCCGTAAGCCGACTGTGTTCTGAGTACTTGGCCCCAGCCATCCGGCGTGAGTACCTCGTTCATCAGTCTCTCCTATGGTCGCAGATCTTCGTCTGCCTGATCCATTAAATGAGCTTCACACTCAGGGCAACCTGGATGGTAGTCATCGCTCCAATGCCAGATTCGACCTGGACCACGAGATCCATGCGTTACGGCCATGTGATAGTTCTCAGGGTCAGTAGCACAATCACCACAGAGGTTGATGTCGGGACCATGCATCTCGCCATCAGTCGCTTCGGCAGCGCTGATCGGCATTGAAGAATCCCTTTGAGGGGTCTCATTCGGATTGCGATTGTACGTAGCCTTACCGCACGCCCAACAAGGACCAGCAGACCCGGCACCCTTGATTACGTCGTCGAACGCATCCGCACGCTTCTGTACTGAGTTATGACTCGTTAAGCCACTGTTAACCATGCCACCCAGTTCATTTCTTTGAACTGATCTCATGGTTGGCGCTTGAGCAAGATTCAGACCGCGAGAGATGTTCCCGTGATGCTCAAGGAGAGCGCCAATCGGATCACGGACTCCACGATACTGATTGTCTCTGTGGTTGAACGGCTTATCGAACTCGCCATTCTGATATGGCTGTCCAAGACGAGTAATGTGATACGAGACGTTGTACTTCCCAGGATTCTGGTTAAACTCATGGACAATCACATGGTGTGCAAGCGGTCTCACATCATTGCCGTGCTTCTTGTACTGAACATAGTGGTGAGTCGTGCCAATAGGGTTTGGCTCACTGCCGACCAGCCTGAAGTCATTGCTAAGGAGAACGGCATGATGGGTTGGCCTAAAGGGCATCTACGCCTCTCCTTCTGCGAGCTTCGATCGTATTGTTGTACAGGTTATCGCCACCCATAGCGATAGCTTCTTCAGAAGCCTTCATCGCATTGAGAACATCATTGGCATTAGGGCTAGTCGAGTTGACATACATCTGTTGCCAAGGATTTGGCTTCAGATGCGTTTGTATCTTGCTGGGGTCCTTTGCAATCTCATTCTGAACCTTCATAGCCTGTGGAAGTGTGTCATATGCATTCATGTAGCTGACACCCTCTGGGCTGTGAAGAGTCATAACGTATGGCTTCGGGAAGGGTCCAGTTTTCAAAGCATTAGGTGGCGCAGGATGAAGTGCAAAGGTCATTCCTCTATCAGTGGTCTTGTGTAGCAAATCTGGCTCATCGTAAAAGTGCTTCCAGCCATCGGCAAAAGCTGCTTGTAGATGATCCGGATTATAGAGGTCAGGGTAATCAGACCTAGACAGGAAAGCCCTTAAGCTCTGATGAGGTCGATAGATATTGTCATTGGCGCTGGAGATCCCCGAGATCATTCTTCACCGACTTCAACACCAGGTGGCAGGTCTACCTTCAACACTTCAGCCCACTTGCGGTTAACGATCGCATCCATAATCGACTCTTCAGTCAGAAGAGAAGACATGCCAACGTGTCTTGGACCAGCAGCCATCCTGGCCTCGCGTAGCTGCTTGCCGAATCTCCGATCACCAAGACGCCTGTGCAGCAACCTAGGCTCGCCTACCGGATTGCCCTCTTCATCCTTGTCCTGGTACTCGATGTAGCGATCGTCCGCCGCGCCAGACTTCTTCGGCATGTTCTTCCGTGCCTGGTCTGAAATCTCAGGGCGCTGAGAGATCCAGTTCTTCGGCAAGAAGGTTGAGCCAGGCTCCGTGGCCATCGTCGGCTCCGTGGCGTCAGTTGGCTCTGTGCCAGGGATCGACGGAGGCTGGATCAAGTTTGGCGTGAGGTTCGGTGTGGCTGGAGGTGACGTTATGTCGGAAACCGGCATGGACTGCATCATCGGCATGGCTGCTCCAGCACCGGCAGGAGCGCCACCAGGAGGGATCGCCCCACCCATCGTTGGATCCTCGGCAGCAGCCTCAGCCATGTCTTCCTGACCCGTTGAGCCAGGCGGAAGGATCCCTGGAGGAGCAGCGGCCGATCCAGGACCAACCTGAGGCGCCACCATCGGAGGAGCCATCATCGCCTGAAGCTCCGGTGGGATCGGGAGCCCCTGCATGGTCAGAAGGTCGTAGAGCTTCTGGTTGAAGCGAGCCTCGGCCAGAGCCTTCTTCAGCTTCTCTTCCTCAACCTGGTCAAGCTCTTCCTGCCAGTCGAACGGAATGTTGACCATGAGCGCGCGGTCCGAGATCGGGACACCAGACATCTTGAGAGTCTGGAGGAACTGCCGCTCCACGTTCTCATCGCGCAAGTTGATGGTAGCGAACTTGAGATCAGGTATCAGAAGCTTTGGACGCTTCCTGATGTACTCTTCGCCATCCTCATCAACCTCAAGCACTTCCTCCATTATCGGAATCCGAACGTTCCCAGCGGACTCGTAGTCGAAGTGACCTTGAGCCTCTGCGACGATCAGAGCCCTTTCCCGATAATGCTTCTTTACCCACTTCTGCCAAGATGACATCAACTGGGTTACGAACTCCTGGTTCAACGCGGAAGAAGCGTATGGTGCACCCGTTCCGCCAGAAACCAAAGCCTCGCCAATTCCCCATGCCTGAAGCAACTTCCGCTCGATACGGTCATAGTCCTCACCCAGTCTAGGCATCGCCTCGCGCCCGAAGACGTTCTCGATGTCCAGACCGAAGTGGTGGACCAGGAGCCGGAAGTCGGCTGCCAGAGCCAGGTTGAGGTCATTGCGCAGCGCATCGCGCTCGCCCGCGTCCGGGATCCACGGTGTGCCCGAGCCGTCGATGTCCTCCACACCGAGCTTGGCCAGGATCAGCGGAGCATAGAGTCGATCAGCCACAGCATCCTGAGCAGCATTGAGGGACTGCTCCATCATCAACTGCTCAAAGGTGCGAAGCATGTGAGGAGTACCGTAGATATCCCACGGACTCATTTTGTTAACAACACGCTTCAGTAGAACATTAGAAACATCCAGTCCTTCGTCCTTCTGGATTGCTCTAATGATCTCTGGGTATTCTTCCTTGAGAAGGTTATATTCCCAAAGGGTGTTCTGATCGTTCTGGAGGTCTTTAAGGTACTGTGGGACCTTGAGCTTGTACCTCCAGTCTCGCTCAAAAGGCGAGTATCTGACTGCAAGATCATCGGGGTTGATGATTTCTTCGGCGTCCCAGACACCAAGAGACTCGTTGAAATTCGCAAGGCCATTGACCTCTCCAACAGTCCAGAACTCACGACCAAAGTCAATGAGGAAAGTCTCGTAGTCGAGCATCTCAAAGAACTGCTGCTCGTAGAACTTCACCAAATCAGGGTCTTTGCAGGAGAACTCCATGCCTTGGATCGGGAAGCGACAGTAGGCGTCAACGCACAGAGACACAAGGTAGTGAGTCGCGTAGAAAGCGCGAGTCCACTGACGGATCGTCAGACGCTCTTTCTCTTCTCCAGTCTGCCACGGGATACCCTTGGCAATCATCGAACCGAGAGGCTCGCGAGACTTAGGAAGAGCTAGAAGCATGTCGCCAGAAGCTTGCTTTCTAAGCCCAACATTCGGCGATCCCATCTGCCCGGCCAGAGCAGCATTCTTCTGTCGAGTCTCAGCTATGTAGGCTGAAAGGTTACGATCATTGACAGTTGAGTTGAGGTCTGAGACAGACTGAGCCGCACGCCTTGCATCTCTAGGAAGAGCCATTCCGCGAGCGCGAAGAGTTGATAGTTCCGCGTTCACATTGGACGTAACAAGACGAGAAGGGGCCACTATCGGACCCCTTCCCGACCTTCTGTCCTTAACCTCATAGCGAGCCAAGGCTGAATGGTCCTCTCAGCTTGATGTAATTACCTCGCCCAAGAGGTTATTTTCTCCTAGAGCCAGTCGGCTGGATACTACTCGACTCGCCCTGGTCACCACGACTCTGACCTGCGTTGTCGCGCCGATCGGTCTGGCTCGCAAACTCAGTGCTAGCTGGCTGGCTGGAATCGAATGGACCAGCGTCATCACGAATCTCGTTCGCTGGCATCATTGGTCCGGCACCATCGTGGTTATCGCTACCATCGTTGCCACCAGTTGACTCATCCTTGCCAGTTGGCTCGAACAAGCCATCGATGTTGGCGTCGTCGTGGTAATCCACGCCCTGCTTGTGGAAGGCGATGTAACCCTCCAGGAACTCTCGACCTGTCTTCTCTGCTGGTGGAAGAGGCTGATTCTTGGCCGCTGCGTAGTAACCGCGAACGAACTCAGCTTCTCCAGTCACGCGAGGGTCAGCAACCTTGAGAGCCTCATTGGCCTCCTTGGCGAGCATGCCGGCCACGTAGTTCCACTGCTTATGCACAGCCCAGAAGCGGTCCATAGCAGTTCTGAGTGTGGCTACCTTGGCCATCTTCGTGCTCGCCGTCGCGGCCAGCGCCGGGTTGATCGAGAGCATCTGCACGTCCTTGAGTGCCATCACAGCACCCTCCAGGGCGTCCTGGATCTGGTCGATCGGAGAGTCCTCAGTGACACCACCGGCTACGTCACCATCGTTGTCACGGTCACCAGGAACCGCTGGAGCAGCCGGCGCCATCGGAGCGCCCATCGCACCAGAGTTGTCACCTGGCATCGTTCCGAAGTTCGGCTGAGCCATGCCTGGTGGTGGTTCCTGAGGCATCGGTGCGTCGGCAACCTTAGTGCTGGACTTTTTATCCATGTCGCCGTCGAAGTCGTTCTTGCTGCCTTCGCCCTTATCGTCCGAATCGTTGTCGTTATCAGCATCAGCGATCTTGACGTTACCGGCCGCAGCCATCTTGAACTGATCGCCACGCATCTTGATCTCGCGGGCCATCAGCACATAGGTGGAAGCGCTTGTTTTTCCAGAACTCATCTGGCGCACCGGCCAAGAGTTCCAGGTCCGGTCGCAGCCGGCGCAGTGAGTGAACCCTAGATGATCCTGTTCGGTGCCACATCCGGGGCACGCAAACTTCTGCATTGGGTCCTTGCTCGTCCAGAGCTTGGTCCCCTGGTCATAGGCCCATGCTGTCTTCGTCACAGCGGCCATGGCTTGGAGATCAGCTACAAGAGCGTTCCCCATCTTCTCAGCGAACGCAGTGCGCTCAGCCGGATCCTTGATCCACGACTGTTCTGCGACAACTTCTGCTGCTGTTTTTACAGAGGAAGGGCGGTCCTTCTTGACCGGTGCTTGCGCGGGCACTGGCGGGCGTAGAGCCGCCCCAACCCTCCGAATGACACCAGGTGTAGGAGTCGTTACTTCCGCGATCACCTTGATGACCTGAGGCTTGACCTCAGACCAGCGCTCGTTGAAGTCGTCCTTCGACTGAGAGTTGGCCAGGTACGATCCGAACCTCTCCTTGGCCCTGAAGATCGCGCGGTCGATCGCCCGCTCTAGCTCAAATCCGTTGTTAGCCTCTGCCTCCGCTGAAAGCTTACCAGCGTTGGCCATCGCCTCGAAAACACCAAGGTCGCTGCCCACAGTCGCTCCTTCTGGAGTGGCTCTGAGTAAAACCAGAGCCAAATTTGGTAGTCGCCTGACATACCAGTGCGACTACCAAATACAACGATCAGGGGTCAGCCTTCTACAGGCTCAGCAATCGGTGGGTGGAAGCAATTGTCGTGATGGAGATTCTCTTCGATCCTAGGCCACCCGAACCAGAGATCTACTCTTCCTAGGCCAAGACCTACGCCAAGACCCATCTTCTGCCACGGCATCGTGAACTCAATCGCCGCTACGCCATACTTGTACTTGTCGACTTTGAACCTCGGAACAAGCCTCATCCAGTCGAACTCAGAAACCTTATTGGCCACAGACCCGAGAAAGACCATGGCCATCTGAACGTCCACTACCGGCCACCCCTCTTCTCCAGATCCAGGATGGCATCCACCGAGCGACGCCTACGGGTAGCTGGCCAGCGGGCAGCCATGATCTCGCCGAACCAGTTCCAGTCGATCCTCGGCATGGTGATGTTGGGTCCTGGGTGCTCAAGAGTTGCCCTCTCTGCGCGCCGAGCATCCTTCGCGGCCTTTAGCGCAAGAGACTCTGGACTCTTGACTCTAACCGCAGTTGTGTGTCCCCTACCCCAAGCCTTGCCGCTCTTCCGTTCTGGGTTGCGAGTCTTGGTCTTAGTCTTGTCCGCCATCTACCTTTACTTTCACTTCGCTGTTCTGGATGTATTCGGCAAAGTCTTCACGCTTGATGCGAAAGGCGCGGCCGAACCTGTACGCCTTGATCTCCCCTACGGTGATCATCCGGTAGACGGTCATCTTGCTAACGCCTAGCTCTGCTGCAACTTCGGCCACTATCAGCCAGTTCTCATTTCCACCCTTGTTCGTGCTAGTCATATTACTCCCTCACGCTCTCGTACGTAACGCTCGAAAGCTTGGTTGACCAGGACATCTTTACCACGGTGCTTACGAGCAAGCTCAATGGCACCATCGGCAGTGTACCCCAAACGCATGAGGATCAGGGACATCAGCAACCCCGAACGGTTGTAGCCAGCCTGGCATCGGACCAAGATCTTTTGTCCCTGCTTCCAACGAGCCGCTGCTTCATCGACAGCAGAAGTGATCTTGTTCCAAGTCTCTTCGTCCAGACCGTGCTCGGTGTCATCGAAGAGAACCAACCTCATGTCGCACTGAGGGAGAGTTTTGTCGTGGAAGCCCTCGATGTAGGCCGACACCACGTAGTCCCAAGATGGATCGCCGGAAACGGCAGAATACCGACCATCACGGATCCTCCCACCCTCGTCTCTCCAAAGGTGTCCACCGAGGTAGAGGTTTGGGAGGATCTCGTGATATTCGGCATCTGGGTAAGTAACGCTGTAGGCCATGATCCAGCTTACATCGCTTCGTCGACCAAGTGGAAGTGGCCATCGGGGTACACCCGGAACACGGCGTTTCCGCAGTTGCCGATGTCCAGCACATCGAGAGCGTTCTTCCGCTCCACCCAGAGCGAGAACTGGCTACCGCACATGACCGCCTCGCGGGTCTGACCGTACGTCCAGATACCGCGCTGCTTGCCGGGGAAGTTCACCAGCACGAACACGCCGTCGTTCAGCTTGTGGTCGGTGGCGTACTTGGCCGCGTAGGTCAACTGCTCGGGCGTCGGGCCGAAGTTCGCCTGCTCGTCCGCGATCACGTCTGCGGGCTGGGGAAGGAAGGTGGTCATCTTGGGCTCCTCGTATCGAGTCTTCCTGGTTGGTAGCTCTACTTTAACAGACGCAGCAGAGCTACACAACCCTCATGCACTAGCTCCGACAGGAACCTTGCCGCACTTGTGCTGAGCGTCCAGGTTGTTGATCTCTCCCAGGTTCATCTCCTGGACTCTTCTGGCGAAGGTCTCACTGCATACCTTGCAGAAGAGCACGACATCTCCCAGGCCGTTCAGTCCTATGATCGTGGTGTTTCGCATCTCCTCACTCCGCTCTATCAGCGCCGGTCTCCAGCACGACGAACCTCGTTCTGGTGTGCCACTGATCGTTCTTGCTGCTGTGTTTGCGCTCCCAGTTGCCGACCGGCATCGGCCTCATCATCGCTCCAGCGATGGCGTCTGCCGCTCTCTGAGCTTGACCAGCAGTGGAGAAATCAAGGGTGGTAGTCATGACACCCTCGCGCTTTTGGCCATGGAAATCGGTGAAGGTGTACTTCACCCAGCCATACCACCACTTAAGGGGTACTGGCTTCCTCTTGCTCTTGGACATCTCCGCTCGCCTTGTCTTCGGGCTCTGGCTTTTCAGTCTCGGTCTTTGGCTTGTCGTCTTCTGACGTGTCCTGAAGAACCGTGACGCTGATCTCTCGAACCGAGATCAAGTTGCCCTCGCGACCACTGGCGATCACCTGGTAGTTCCGATAAAACTTGATGTGACCGTAACCAGGGTGAGGGCGATACCCGTCATGAGCGTGATGGCTCGGGTAGTCCACGTACTGGGCTTCGATCATCTCTACATACCCGTTAGACCACAAGACCTCATAGGTCCTCATCGGGCGAGTGTCCGGCATAGCTCTTCCTCTCCTAAAGCTCGGTTAGCTAGTTCTACTATATCAGAGAACTAGCTAACCGAGCTAAGTCCTAGCAACCGATGTAGATGCCCCGGTCACGCAACCACCTGTCAGGGCTTGTTACGCCCTTCCATGGTCCCCACGGCTGGATCTCCAGGTGAAGGTGTGGTCCGCTCGCGTCTCCGGTCGCGCCCACGTAGCCGATCACATCACCCACGTTGACCCAACCACTGCGAACGCGGTAGCTGGACTGGTGCATGTAGACCTCAGCCATCCCATCATGGCTGATGATCGTCATGTTGCCGCCGCCACTGTTCCACTGGGTCTGGACATTGCCAGAGTGGACAGCGTGGATCGGTGTCCCGTAGCTCGCCGGGATGTCCTCTCCACGGTGGTTGTAGTGCCCTCTCCACTGCCAGAAATTGCAGAGCGATGTGTGGCCTGGAAGAGGGTTGGCCCAACCTGACGAAACCTGAACTGCTGCGACTGGAGCCGGTGCAGGAGCCTGGGTCTTCTTCGTGGGCGCAGTGCCCGCACAGGTGATGTCGATGGTCTCACCCGCGTAGATCCAGTTCTTGTTCCGACCTGGGAAGGACACGTCCTGCCAGTCGTTCGTACCGCAGTGCTTGGCCACGAGCGCGGAGAAGGTGTCCCCGGCCACGACGTGCACTGGACTTGCAGAGGCAGCGGCACTGAATCCGAAGACCGCAGCCGTAATCACTGAGAGCGGCACCAGGACTCTTCTAGTCCATCTGGCCTTAAGTGTGTTGGCTGGAGCAGCCTCTTCAGGTGCTCTATGGGCGCCAACATACTCGGTTCCAAACATGTCGGTCTCTTCCGACGTAGGGATTACAGCCGCGCTTCCTTCAGACACGGCCTCTATTCACTGTCCATGACAGGTGGGGCAATTCTTACTACACTCAGGCCCATGTGAATGCCTTCTGAATCCACAAGCCCTACTATGTGGTCGCTGATCCTTTTCTAGCGATGGCCCCCTTTCTCTGAAAAGGATGCCAGCGTTCTGCATCTCCCTTATGCTCTCGTTGGCCTGGTCTTCAGTGAGTCCAGACGCAACGAGAGCACGAAGAACCTTGAACATGGTTTGGTCATCGTAGTACTCAGACACTTAGGCATCCCTCAGTGAGATGTTGACCACGTTACTGGCCTGAGGAGAAACCAGAAGGCTGTCAGTACCAGAGACATGGATGCTCTGTCCGTCGCGGTTCAGCCTAACGGTGATGGCAGACTTCCAACGCCTGTCAGCCGTTCCATCTGTGATGAAGAAGTCGATGTGGCAGAACGGGGGAAGAGCGGTGTTGTCGTGAAGCCCTTCGGCAAGAACGGTGTTGGACGCCTCCACCTTGTGACGGTTCTCGTCTTCAAGCCAGTTGTTCTTGACCTCAAGAGTCGCTACCTGATCCCGAAGACGGGCAATCTCGTCCCTCGCGTACTTGGGCAGCTTGTCCAGCTTGTCCTGGTCCAACATCGTTACCCTCCATCGGGTCAGCCATGAAATCGTGAGCCCACAGTTGCCTGTAAGGGCATTCTGTGCAGATCCAGCCCGAAGGCGTGGCGAGCAAAACTTGACCATCGTCTGGGCATGTGAACGGATGCATCGGCCCGTGCTGCCAAGCGTTGAGAGCTTCGACCTGCTCAACCATCCACGGCGGATGAATCTTGCTCACGACTAGAGCCTAACCTAGAGAGGGCGCAGTGTCAACACTGCTTTTTCAGTAGTCTCGGTCCGTGCGGTAGTCGATCACGTACGTGGTGGTCGGATCTTCCAGCCACTCCTGTTTGACCGTGGTCTCCATGCGGTACTCACAAGCTTTCACCATCGCATATCGCGTGGCGCCCTGGACTGTTTCAGGAAGGAAAAAGTCGGTAACAGCCTCAGGAGCTTCGTCCAGCAGTGGGTCGAAGTTGGCGATGACCAGTCCATCCTGGACTTCTACGTACTGATGGCCAGCATTGCCGGCAGAGTGGTAGAAACCAACGTAATGTACCTCGCCAGAGATAAGAGCGATCTTGTTGATGGTCCTTCGTGCGACTCCGAGAAATCCGTTGTTCTCCAAAGTCACCAAGAATTCACCTTCATCAAAAACGTTGAGCAAGCCTTTCTTACCTGGCTGATGAGTGTCCCATGCGAAATCATCAAAGGTCTGCGGAGCTTCAAGCTCTTCGACAACGCCGAGAATGGACAGAAGTTCGCCCTTTTTGATGCCCGTGCTAATGGTCAAACAGAAGGAAAGCTCATCATCGTCTACAAAACGTGACACCCGGTGTCTCCCACTCTAAAACTGGATGGGCCTCTATCGCCCCGGACAACAGATTAGCTCCTGAAGTCACCCGTGTCTACCGCTGTCCGATTTGATCAACAGATATCTTACCTTGTCGATCTTGAAGACAGGTCGTTTATATGGTTGTAGGAGACTGGTGATCAAGCCAGAAGTCGAGCCTGCTTCAGGGAGTTTTCAAGTGACTGCGTACAGCAGAGAAGACGATCTGGTCTTGGCACTAAAGTTCGCCAACTACGCAATGGCCAGTGGTGGCCGATTTGATCTGATGGCTGGAGTTGACGCAGAAGAGTCTGCGATTTCTACAGCACATCAGGTCACAGAGGTCGCTGATGTGTACGTAGCCTGGCTGCGTCGAGTTAAGACCGCCACTCTGACGCTAGTAGCAATTGAGGAAATGGATACGGGCGAGAGTGTCTCGGCCCAACTAACATCGGAAGGTGCAGCAGTGACGAACATCGACACCAGCCAGCAGGCACGCTACACGGTTACCGCCAAGGACGACCGTGGCTTTGCCGCTGACTACGCTCTGGCCGCTCGTGCAAGCGACTCAACCGTTGTAACCGTGACCTACCTCAACGTAGGTGACGAGGGCAATACCTCCAACGGTACCGCCACTGAGACCGACCAGCTTGTGGCCGCGTTCGCGGGCACCCTGGGCACCAGCACGGTTGAGGTCTTCGACCCAGCCGTACCTGACGTGGTTCTGGCCGCTGACACGATCGTTGCCAACCCTGGCGCAGTCGCAGCAGCCGAGCTTGGCGCAGCAGTGATCGAGGAGATCCCAGCCCCACCGGCTCCTCCAGCCCCGTAGCCAGTCGGGGTCTGAAGCCCCCACTCACCACCACATAAAAACAGAGCAGGTCCGGATCTCCCGCAAGAGCCCGGACCTGCTCTGTTTCTGTCATCGGGTCGCGAGCGCCGGTCGACCGCTGCTCGACACGCTGTTGCCACCCAGGCTCGCCCGCATGCCCGCTGCGTAGCCCTGGTCCCGGCCCGAGCCGCTCAGGTTGCGCGGGGTGGCCTTGCCGAGGCTCGGGTACGCCTGGTCGTGCATGCGCTCGACATCGGCGTTCCGGTTGCGCAGGACCAGGTCGGTACCGGTACCAGCAGCGGCCACGGCCTGCTTGGTGTTGCGCTGGAGACGGTGGTAGATCGCGTTAGCGAAGCCGGCCATCCACGACTTGCGGAAGCTGCGCTTGTTCTCCCACGGCATGACCTCGGCACTGGCCGCACCCAGGACCATCTGGTTCGAGAGCAGGTCGAAGAGGAACTCGATCCGCTCCAGGTCACTCTCGTAGGCGAAGATGTGCGCGGTGTAGGTGTAGCTCTGGTGGGTGCCCGAGCGCCGGTTGGACAGGACCACCATCTTGCCGCCGAGAGCGAGGGTGATGCAGGCCAGCAGCACGCGCTTGTCCATCGCGTAGTTCTCGGGAATGGTGATCTTCTTGCTGGTGAGCTTGTCCTGGACCTCGCCCGCGTCAGCCAGCTTGGCCTGGTCAACCCGGTACTTGGTGATGAGTTCGGCGGCCTTCTCGTTGTAGGCGTTGGCCTCTTCCGTGTTGCCGATCTCGGCGGCAGACTGGGCCTTCATCAGAAGAGCCCGGACCTTGTTGAGCATCTGGTCGTTGGTGTCGGGGGTCGGGGCGAAGTTGCTCATCTGAGTTCCCTCCATCGGGTCTTCCTCGGTGATGAGTCTACTTTAGCAGACGCCTCAGGGAGCGTCAACTACTTTTTCAGAGGCGAACTCGAAGCCTCGTGGCATGGTCCCCTTGACCAGGATCCGCTCTTCGGTGAAGGCGCCATGGTCATCCAAGACCTCAGCCCACCCCTGCATATCGTCGTAGATGCCACTGGCGATGGACTCTAGCTGAGCCTTGGTGTCATCGTTGTACCCAGGCCAGTCCTCCCAGTTGTAGTACTCAGTCGTCGTCGTCATGAAGCCTGATGGTTGGATCGAGGGTTGTTCCCCGCCTGCCGGTACCGGTGTCTCCAAAGCTGGTTGTGGCTGGCTCGTTGGGCTGACCCATGCTGTTATGAAACCCAGCCTGACGCTCTGCCCTGACATACTCCTCCTTGGTCACCTCACGCCACTGAGGCTCAAAGATCGAATCTGAGAGCCAGAATCGGTCATCCATCTGACCTGCCTTCATGTTGTTGCTGGCCCAGATGACCAGACCAATCACAAGCAGGACTATCCCTGCACCTACCACGCGGAAGCTAAAGGAGTCGAACCCTCAAGTTTTACCTCGGCCTGGTTTTCAAGACCAGTTGCGGTCCACACCGCGCTAGCTTCCTCTGCTAAACCAAACCAGGAGGAGGATGAGGAGGGTAGACCTCCGACGAATCTCTCTCCAGCCTGGATCTCTCCATCGCCCTTCTGAGCCTAGATTCTTCCACCTGGTCAGCTTGCACATCAAGCACGTTACCTTGCGCGATGAGCAACGCTGACAACTCAAGATCTACTACTACTGATTTTGTAGATGGTTTAGGGGTCAGGTAGATGATACTGACCCCACAACCGTCTCTGTATTTGCAGCCCCATGAGTCATGCATCAGGCGCTCATGGCCACATGGGCAGTGGGTCACAGGCCCTTCGACTCCGGAGGAACAACCTCGTAGGTCGGGAGCGGCTGGTACTGGTACGGAGGAGCCGAAGGCACCGATGGAGGCATCGGGACCGGAGTGGTCGGGTAGGTCTGTGAGCCGTTGTTGTTGTACGGCGAGAACTGGATGCTCGACGAAGCTGAGTTGAGCATGTTCATCAGCTTGTCGATGTGCTCCCGAAGCGCACGGATCTCGTTGTCACGCCGCTCGATCTCCTTGCGAGCGTCTTCCAGAGTACGCTGAAGATCGTTGCGAGCCTGGTTGAGTTCGACCTGAACCTGAGCGAGCTTCTGGAAGTGATCCAGCAGATCGGTCTGTCGCGCGTTGGTGACGGCCTCCACGATGTTGTTGACCAGCATCTTGGCCTGATCTTCGGTCATGGACACGGCCTTCTGGCCGGGCGTCCAGTTCCAATCGGTTCCCACGATTCTCTCTCCTTCGGTTTTGGGATATCCCCAACTTCAGTATCAACGGTAACACAAGTCTTATGGTTCCGATAGGACTCACCCGCTATCGGAGTTCGTGCCCCTACTGGCCGGTCTCCAGGTCTCCACTCTGAAGCTGAGTCGCCAGGTCAGTGCACTATACGCCTGTTACGGTCTTCTTGGCCTTGCGAGGGAATCTGCGTCCAGCCTTCCAGCCCCCGAAGAGACCGACGACCAGGAAGACTCCGTTCCAGATCCACTCAGTGGTACTGGGGTTGGTGAAGTGAATCATCTAAGCCTCCGCTAGTTCGACGTTGAGATTGACACCCTTCGCGGTGAGGTACTCGCTCGCAAGCCGGAAGTGGGCGTCAGTGTTGCCTCCCCACGTGCCGGGGAAGAGTCCAGGGAAGCCTGGGATACGGTCACGAACGGCTCCAGGCGCGTAACCGATCCGCGTGCCGTCGCTGAAGTAAACGAACCCGAACTGGGTCTCTTCGTCCCCACGGTTGTCTCGGTACGCCACCTTGATCATGATACTGAAACCTCTTCCTCGTAAGGGATCTTGTTCCCGTCCACGGGGGTGTTGTGCGCGAACTCGCTGAACGCGAAGTCACGGAGCCGAAGCAACCAACTAGGCCACTTCTCTGAGTTCCACAGATGGATGGTGGGGATCTCCATGAACCGCTCGCTGAGGGCGCCGTTCTTGAGCACCACACAGCCACGGACCGTCACCATGACGAACTTGCCGTCGGTGAACTGGAAGATCGCTGAACACGGAGAGAGGGTCCACTGCTTGTACTTGATCGTTGGTGCACCCTCCACGGAGTACCACCTGGTGGCCTGAGTGAGGTTGCGAGTGTTCTCGAACTGGATAGGCATGACGCGCTCCTCAGCGCTCAGTGGGCCAGTAAAGACAAGTGCAGTCGCGACGCTCGCAGCCGTTGCCGGGGAGGTGATCCTCGGCCTCCATACCGCCGTGACGGCAGGTACAGTTGTGGTCTGGCGCTTCCTGCTCTGGGTTCACTTTGGCCCTCCCGTATCGGGACTTGCTCACTGTCACTACAGTATCAGGAGCATACGCAAAGTCAAGCCCTGTTTTTTCAGTCAAACTCTCTGACACTGCTCACCTCATGATCGTACCGAAGCGTCCTGGGCTCTTCCCCTGGAGACATGTCCAGACCAGCCTGTATGCGCTGCTCGGCTGCCTTCACCTTCGCCTCGTTGCCCTCGGCCAGGTACCAGATCATGGCGTACATCTCCCTGATCGTCTCGTAGGCATCACCGAGGTTCTCAGCAGCGATCATCATGTGACGTGGGTTGCGGAGCATCCCCGTGCGCTCGTTGACCGCGTGGTAGTAGGAGCCGGCCACTACTGCACCGGACCTCTCTGGTTCTTCCGACACTCGTCGACCAGAACCTTGGAAGGGTAGAACACGGCCTGCTTGATCATTGACTCGGTTGGCATGAACCGATCCGCGAACAGATCAGCAACACCAAGGCGTATCGCCGAGATCGTGGCTTCCAGGTCAGAGATCTGTCGCTGGTAGCTCTCGATGAGTGCTCCGGTTGTGTTCTGGTAATCCACAAGGTTCGCGTGCATCAGTTTGGCCAGAAGGGCATTCGCATCGTCTGGTGTCTTAACGTCCTCAATGCCTTCAAGAACTACTCTGGCCGACTCATCCATTTCCTCAGGCATGCGCCATCGATCTCCACTCATCAGCCCACTGGAAAGCTATCCCTGCCAGTCGGGCACATGTCTCATCTTCGTCACGGTCACCGACCATAAGAGCCATATATGGCGGGTAGTACTCACCCTCGTACTCATGGGTCAGGTCTATCGCCTGCTCAATGATCAGTCCGGGCTTAGGCTTGCGGCACCAACAGTTAGCCATCTCCAAGTCTTGGGCATCGGGGTGATGCGAGCACCATTGGATCCGATCGAACAGACCACTGCACTGCCTAGCTGTCTCCATCATCGCGGCTCTGACCAACTCCGTGGTCACGTACCCGAGCGCGATGCCACCCTGGTTCGAGCACCCGATGATCCTTCCGCCCGCGACTTTCCAACGCCTCATCATCGTGACTGCATCTGGAAAAACACGAACGTCCTCTGGTCCGTTGACGAACTTGCCGAGAGGATCATCCTTGCCCTCGCGTACTGTCCCATCAAGATCGAGACAGAGCAGGGGAACAGCTAGTCGCTCGATCAATTGATGTTCACCTTCCGCATTTCGCCATTTACGACAGCCCACATCCTATAAGGGTACCGACCGTGCTCATCGTAGAACTTCTTGGCCACGGCGGTCATGTAGGCGAAGTCCCTGTACAAGTACGGGTACAACTTACCGCGCTCGTTGAACAGGACACCCCAGTGGTATTTGTCTGTTTGTTCCTCTGTCACGGACTCCACTCTAGCACAACCTAGAGAGACATCAAGCCCCCTTGCGGACAACCGACACGGGACGTAGGATGGCAGACATGGCATGGCTTAACAAGATCGACACCCACGTGTGCTGTCCGCCACGCGAGGAGATCGTTGATGGGCTGGTGGCCGAAGACAGCAGAAGGCAATGCGATGATCCAGGGTGCCGAAAAGTCTGGAAAGTCAAAGGCAGCAAGTGGGACGGTTGGCAGTTCGTGGAGGTAGGGGGAAATGGGAGATGAGTGCCCCTCGGGCAAGATCGCTTACGCCTCCCCTCAGGATGCCTGGGTAGCTGTAAATAGGATCCGTCGTCGCTCCTCAAAGTCTCTGACCGGCGACACAAACAGGAGAAAACCACAGAGACCACACAAATGTGACGACTGTGGACTTTGGCATACAACATCTAATCCGGGCAAGAAGCCAGCGGACAGAAAGTAGTGGTGCGCATGACCAAGATGAAGATGCCAACCGAGGAAGATGAGCTACTAACGCCAGGAGAAGTCGCAAGTCTCTTCAAAGTTGATCCGAAGACTGTGACTCGCTGGGCTCACACCGGTAAGCTTCCTTCCATCACTACACCTGGCGGGCACAAGCGTTTCCGTAGATCAGTCGTCAAGAAGTTTCTTGAATCTGATGATGATTAAAGGCCATGGAGCCGGCAAGATCTACGGTCGCGAAAGCATAAGGCCGTACGTTGAGATGTGGGAGCAACCACTATCTCGATGGTTGATAGCTCATCTCTATCATCTGTGGGAGCAAAGAACCTGGAAGCTCCTAAGAAAGATAGAGCCGCTGCACGAGACATTCTTCAACAGAAATGATGATGAGATTTTCATTCCTTTGACCAACAGACAAGACCTCAGATGTGCCGACCTGCACGAACGAGGGAAGAAACATCTCATCATGCTTCACATCACAGAAGAACAATACAACACCATCACTGGGAAGAACAATGAGGTTCCGACGTAAGTGTTGGCATCTTTGGGGTCTCTGGTTTTACGTATTTAATGACGGAAGCGATCTCCAATGGAAGAGATGCCTGAAGTGCGACAAGAGAAAGATCAGAAGAGTTCCTAGATACATCAAGAGGGTGATGGTATGACGGGCACAATTAGCAGGACGCCATGTCCTCAGTGCAAAGAGGTTGGCGGACTGTTTATGAGTGCCCAACTGGTAGCTCAACCTCTGGGGACTTGGAGCTTGTCTGGTGGCCAGATCAAGACTCCAGCCGTCATCAAGCCATACCTCAAGTGTGCCAACTGCTCATTCAGCCTCGCGGGAGAGTTCGATGGAGAACA